AAATCGAACCACGCGGCTGAGACCCCCGCTCGGGCTACGCCCTCACGGCGGTCTCAGCCGCGCGCAAGGGTGGCCGACTTTTGCGCCGCCCAGTGGCTGGGTTTTACGCCGCCGTTGACAGGCGAATGGCGAAACGCTGAGTGTAGATCTCTTCCCCGACCTGCGCGACGAGCCCGAAGACCGAGCCGTCATTCTGTCGCATGATCCCATCCGTCCCCAGGAGAGGTGGCATGATAATCATGGTCGGAAATGGCAGCTGAACCTGAGAGAATAGCTCGTCCAGCCCTTCCCGCTTCATCTCGTTCACTAGCTCGCTCATCATCCAGTAGGCATCGATATCGATCCGGAAGACCTGGGCGTCATCAAGGATGGCGAGAGAGCGCTCCCGATAGTCCAATAACTGATCCATCAGGCCCGCAGGCAACTCGGCTGGACTCATCCCCTGCATTTCGAGGATCTGCCGAGGGTAATCTGTGAAAAAGAGCTTCAGCTCCTGAACCATGCTTTACCTACCTTTGAAGCAGAAGCCGAACTGACAAGGGCATTGCCGCCAACCTGGACGGACTTTCGATGGCACTTCGCTGCGTCCGCCCTGATAGCCCCTAGATATCGGGTTTTTTCGCATCGCGCCACAAACGAGCGCTTCCAGGAACTTCTACGGAAGCAACTTCGCACGCAGAGCTTACTACTTTTGCGTGGGTGGCGAAAATATTCCACCGTCATAGCATCTTGACGGCCAGGCTTTCCCGGACGGGCTGGTTCCCTGCTTCGGTTCGGACTGCGTCTTGCTCCCGTCTTCATTATTGCTTATCTTGAATACAACCAGACGGAGGCCACTATGTCCCAGACCACGACGATGACTGTCCGCATCAGCGGTGCGCTGAGCGAGTTCGTGGCGTCGAACGTCGGCGAGAACGGTTCCTACGAGAACATCAGCGAATACGTCCGCGACCTGATCCGGCGCGACAAGGAGAGGGCGGAGCGGGAGGCGTTTGATCGTCTGAAGGCGGAACTGACGCGCGCCTTCGCAGCACCAGAAGAAAGCTATCGACCGTTGACCGCTGCCGAGGTCATCGCCCGGAACCGGGGCTGACATCGTGGCCATCCGCGTCCAGGAGGCCGCATCGCTGCGGCTGGACGAGATCTACCGCTACACCCGCGACCGCTGGGGCATTGAGCAAGCGGAACGTTACATCACCGAGCTCTTCGCGGCGTTCGGCCAGATCGAAAGCCATGGCGTCGCGTCACGGCCCATTCCGGCTGAGTTCGGGGTCGAAGGCTTCTACTTCCGGCATCTCCATCATTTCGTGTACTGGCGGCGTCTGTCGAACGGGGACGTCGGCATCGTGACGATCCTGCACGAGCGGATGCACCAGATGGACCGGTTTCGGGAGGATCTTCCGAAGTGAAGGGTGGCTCGGGCGACGATTATCCGCACCGTCGATGGGGGGCTCGTAAAACGTTGACCAGGTGTTGACAAGAATTTGGAACGACGAAAGCCGAGCGAAGCGCTCGGCTTTGAAGTCTTTGATAGTGTTGGATTTTTTGGTTGCGGGGGTAGGATTTGAACCTACGACCTTCAGGTTATGAGCCCATAGCCCCGAAATTTCAACAACTTAGCAATATCAATAGTTTACGCGATAAATCTTTGATTTAACACAGTTTCCTTCCCCGCACCAAGCAGCATTGGCACGGATTCACGCGCAAAACGGGCGCGAATCCCGCAGTCGCAGGTTGATGTGGCGTTGATGTAGTCCGGAGCCCGGCCCGCCATCAATGATCGGAAACCAGCGAGAACTTTGTTTGGAACGCCTGCATGTTGACGCTGAGCAAAGTGTGCGCTTGGGTTCAGACGTACACTGCGCCGCACACGGACTGGTAGGATGCGGGACGAGTTGGGCGAGCGGCAATTACCACCTTGAGAAACTGAACGACAGCCATCGACCCGGTCGCCGAACCCTTCTAGCCGTCGTCCGTGATGGCCTGCCTAGTGTACATCGCCTAGCAATTATACATGTCTTAGCTTAAACCGTAGAGTGACAGTTATCTTTGAATGAGATAAGCAAACACTGCGCGCTCAAATTTGAGGATGTAAAAGTTTTGACCACCTCCATCGACGACGCCAACGACGTTAAGGATTTCTTGCGACAGCGTGCGCAGGAAACATGGGACGAGAGGCAAATTCCCTACTATCTGAGCCTTGTAGCTATCGATTTGAAACAGAAGGGTGTGGACTATCGCACGTTCACAGGGCCACTTCGACTCGCGCAATGGCTGACTAGAGAAGACATTCCAGACACAAAGCTCGTTGCCCATCCAACAGTTAAGGCAAAGGTAGGACTTATTCCTGCTGGCGTCGATTTTGACTTCTCGAGCGAACCGGCGGCTGATCAAATCCATTCTCGATCGCGCCCTAGCGACCGGCGAGGACAAGAACTGATAAAGTTTGTCGATTCCTTAGCAGCAATGCCGGAAACCGCTTCGGCAGAATTGTCGGTACCCGCAAAGGTTCTCATAGCTCTTCTCAGAAGCTGATCATGCTTGTCGTTGTATTTGTAACCGCTGAATCTGCGGTACTTGAAGCTGTGGCGTCGAAAAAGACTTCTCTCGTGCCTGCGGATCTACGCGCAAATGGTTTCTCGGCACTTGGCGTCCACAACTTAGTTTTGACCGCTTTTGACACGAATAAAAGCAAAAGCATAAACGATTTCGTAGATTGGCTAAGATGGGAAGATGCGTCGGGGGTCATTGTTATTTCGGATGAAAGCATGCCGAGCTTGGCGGAAAATCTTGGTGACCACTTCAGCGTTCACCTTTTCGAAGCCCCGTCAAATAGTAAGAACGTTGACAACGTGATCACCTCGGTGCTGGCGAAGTGCTTACGCGCCTTCAGATTTTTCGCAAAACGCTTCACCGACAAAAAATACCAGCAGATTTTTCGGCTACCGCTCAGAAATTTCGATGCCCCTGAAATTGTTGAGATGCGCAAAATCTGTCGCGATATGACTCAACGCAACTACGGCCGTGAGATAGACGCGCTGTTGAAAGACATGCGCAAGCGACAAAAGCCCAAGAAGGCTTCTGCCTATCCGGAGGTCTACCTTGTCGATGATAAGGACAAACACTTCAAATTGGGACCGGAACGCCACGCGCAGGCAGAAACAAGTATGCCGCCACATAATGCAATTTGTGTGGTCTCAAATAACATGCGCTTCGGGCATAGGTTTGATGGATCAACCCATTACAATGTTAGTCGCGATAAAAACGTGTCTATGAAGGGTATCTACGAGGATTGTCACGGAATACTCCGTGAGCACGGGAAAAATTCCCACCTCAATATGTTTACTAGCGACTTTTTCTGAAAGTGGCATCAGGGAGTACAGTGTAGCTCCCTTAAATGCGTCTATGATGCTCTCTCACCGAAAGCGGTCTGAGTGGATCAAGGGCTAACCCTAATTTTTCGACTCATCCGTACAATCGCATGGCGCTTTCAGGCTCGGGGCTCTCAAAGCGCATGTAGGCTCGATAGATAGGAGTAGATTTAGGATTTGAGCCTCTAGAAGTCAATCGCAAACCGACGCGCCGTCGGCCTAGCACTAGGGGAGAACCACGTCTCTAGGCCTACTAAGCATGTCAGCCTGCATCGCGATTCAGTCGTCATTCCTTCCTTGAGGGCGCTACCAAACCTACAGGGCAAACTCAAAAGAGCATCCTTTCGGTTTGCACGCCGCGATTGACAAGTATGGCTCCGCAACCCGGCTTTCGCTGCGTCGATCATGAGCGGCCGGTTAGGAGTGATTGCGCTGACTTCAAAGTCCTAGGTGGCAAACGTCTGCGACCGTCATTTCCGCAGTTCCTTCAGCCCCAGTTCATCCCACATCCAGCCGAAATCATATTCCGCAACCGGACTGTCCGGATAGCGATCACGTCCGCCCTCCAGATATTCCAGCCAATCGACCACCTTCGCTCGACCGACGGCAGTGCGAGTGGACGCACGCGGCGTCTTGCCGCCGAGGGCGGGGATCGGCGCATCCAGCGTTTCGCGGTAATGCCGATCCAGATCTTCGTGCGTGACTTTCGGGGTATTTTCCGGCGGGATTTCGTCTGATGCGACCAGCGGCTGGATCGGGCGATACTCGCCGCGCATCTGATCCATCGTGCGCCTGATCGTAATCGAGCCCGTCAGCAACTCGCCACAGGCCGCCGTCACCAGCGCGTCGACGTGTGCAGCGCGCGCGGCCGAATTCACATCGACGATCAACGTCCGCTCCGTCAGCTCCAGCGTTCCCATCACCGTGGCGCCATCGATCTCGTTGTCCATGATCATACCTCCCGCCGACCCTCCGACGGGGCCCTTGTGAACCCTGAGCCAGTTCCAGAGGTTCGGCCCATCCGGTTTGAAACCGTCAACGCGGCCAAGCTGTTCGGCCACGTCCTTCTGCGTCACGCCGTCGGCCAGGGGAAAACGCAGATCATGGAACAGCACGTCGTCGCCGTCTGTGTTGAAAATGACCGCCTCGACGGGTTTTTCGGCGAGATCAAGCTCGGTAAACAGCCAGGCCGAGGTGAAGACCGGCGCGCAGAGCATCAGCTGATCCCGCGTAAGGCGCGGCAGGTCGTACGTGTCCAGTTCCAGCGCGTCACGCAGCCTGTGGAACAGCAATTTCACCGCCTCTGCTCGGAAAGCCAGTAACGCGCCCGCGATGACATGATGATCGCCTTTGGGCATCAGCCGCGTCGCGATCCGGCTGCCTTGCTGCAGATTGCGGTCGGTCGCCCGCACGGTGACGGGTTCTGCCGGTCCCAGCACATCCCGCAGCACCATCGAGACACCAGGCTGAACTTCATCGACCTCATAGAGGCTGATCGGCGTGTCGCGCAAAGCCGTCAGGTAATCCCGGTTCCGGACAGTGTCCCTCCAGTTGCGGCTCGTCAGATAGTGATCGACGATATTGCCGTCCTCATAGTGGCGCGACAGGAAATCCTCGAAACCGCAATCCCAAAGGGCGACTTTCCATTGACCGCCCAGCACCTCGATCAGGCTCAGGAAATCGATCCCGAAGTCTTCCAGCGTCGACCGGATGTGTTCGGCCGTGACTTCCTTCATGCGGTCAGCCCAGACACCCTTCTCTCCGATAAAGCCCATCAGATCGGACATGTCGCTGCGCTTGGTCATGATATTCTCCCGGGAATTTTGTTGACCGGTTTCTATCCCCGGAACCGTGCTGAACGCCACCTCCGAACGACGTCGCGGCAGCATCCGCGTGTTTGCAAGTTAACGCGTGTTCTTGACTTGTTCCCATCGACCGAACGGTGCACAACGACGCGCAAGAGGAGAATCAAGCTCAACCACAAGCATAGCAGCCTCATCGGAATATAGCTCAGGGACAGGCGATCGGGCGCAAGGAAGCGCCCTGCCCTTATTGCCGCCAATTCCACTTCCCCCCGCACCCTCGGGCGCGGGCTGCACCGGGTTTGAGCGACGGCAATCCTCTGCAGAAACGGAGAGGATAAGACCATGGCCCTGCCGCCGCGCACGCATTACACCCTGCATGAAGTCACTGCCCGCTGGGGCTGCAACATCGCCGATATCGCGGGATGGGCGGATGCGGGCCGCTTCAGGATTTTGACCGGGATCGCGGTGGTGCATTGCGGCAGCGAAACAGTGGCAGGGAAGGTGGTTCTGTCGCCAATGGAACTGCTGCCGCTCTTCCGCCGTTGCGGCACCGGCCCGACGGAAGGTGTCATGCGACGCATCCGGCCCGTCGACCGGGAAGACTGGCTGCTGATCACGGATCCGGTGGGCGGGATCACGGTGGCAATTGCCGACATGCTGATCCTGGCCGAGGAGGTGCACGCCTTCGAGGACGAGAACGATATGGTGCGCCGGGTCGCATCCGGACCGGGCGCGGCGACGCCCTATGACTGGGAAGGCATGAACGTCGCCCTGATCCTGCGCATTCATGACGATGGCCTGCCCGCGACGCAGGCAGAGTTAGTCGCCGAGATGCAGGATTGGTTCGCAAACCGGTCGAACGGTGACAGAATCCCCGACGGCCGCAGCATTCGGAGGCGGATCACGCCGGTGTGGAAAGCCCTGCGGCGCGAGGATGAGTAAAGGACCGGGGCGGCGCTCGGCCGGTCAGGCAGACTGGTGTTTCACAGTTGCCTCGGCATCGTGCACCAGCCGGGGCTTTGGCCGGAAGGCGCTGGCCACGGCATCGACCCCTGCGCGGAGCGGCGAATCCATCAGATGGGCATAGCGCAGCGTGGTCTGCATCTGACTGTGGCCGAGCAATTTGCCGATCATCTCCAGCGAGGCCCCGCCGCTGACCAGAAGCGAGGCGAAGGTGTGGCGCAGATCGTGGATGCGCACGTCCTCCAACCCACAGTCCTTCTGCACCCGCGCCCAGAAGCGGCGGACCTCCTGCACCGGCTGGCCGGGCGTGTCGCCGGGAAAGAGCCATGGCACCCCATTCGGCACCAGCATCAGCCGCTGCCGCACGATGGCGGCGGTCTCGTCCGAGATCGGCACCCGATGGGCGCGGCGCTGTTTGGTCATGGCAGGCGGTTTCGACCAGCTCATCTGTTCGAGATTGAACTGTTCGAACCGGGCCTGCCGCACCTCGCCGAGGCGAGCCCCGGTCAGCATGCAGAGCCGGATGATATCGGCCGCGCGCCGGTCCTCGGCCGCATCCAGCGCGGCAGCCAGTTTGGCGATCTCTTCCTTTGACAGAAAGCGCTCGCGCGGCGTTTCCATGCGGCGATGGAAGCGCTGGGCGGGATTGTCTTCGCACCAGCCCCATTGCACCGCCAGCGTGAACATCTTTCGAATGATCTCTCCGACCCGGTTGGCGCGGACCGGCGTGGGTTTTGCGCCCTGCAGCTTGCGCGCCCGGTTGTTCGGCTTCGCCTTGTGCGGCCTTGCCCGACCCTCGGCGATCTGCGTCAGCAACCTGTCCACATCGCTCTGGGTGATGTCCACCACCAGCTTCCTACCCCAGACCGGGGCGACCAGCTTCGCCATGACCGAGCGCTGGTCTGCCTGACTGCGTTCCGACAGTTTCGGCAGATGCTCGGCGCAGTAGCGTTCGATCAGATCGTCGACGCGCGGCGCTTCGCGCTTTTCCTCGCGCAGGGCCAGCGGATCGGCCCCGGCATCGATTTCGCGCCGGAGTTCACGGGCACGTTCCCGCGCCGCCGAGACCGACCAGTCGGGCCAGCGTCCGAAGGTCATCCGGCGCTGGCGACCGGCATGGCGGTAATCCAGCGTGAAGGCGCGCCCGCCACCGCGATAGATGCAGACCGCGAAGCCGCGCATCTCGCTGTCAAAAATCTGGTAATCGCGCCCCGGCACGGGTTCGACCTCGCGCAGAATCTTTTCGGTCAGCTTGATGCGTTCGGGCATGGTCGTTCGGTCCTTCTGGCATCCGACATGAGGCGTGGTTCTGCGGCTCTATCAAGCCAAGCATGGGAACCTGGGTGGCAGCGAGGCGGAGAGTGGCATAAACGTCGCCATACTCGCGCCACCCCTTGTTTTGCTGGGCTTTCTACGATCAGGCGGGCACTTGACCCGGTGCGATGTCCCGGCCCGATCTCAGGCTCATCATCGGAATCGCCAACAATAGCGGGCGTTTTCGCGGGATCGGCAGACCCGGCTTTGTAAATCCCGAATGATTTCAATGGGTGGCGCGGTGCCCTGCCGGGTGCCACCCCCCCTTTGCCCATCAATGCCGGTCAATGCCGACATTTCCGGCGGTTCGCTGGTGCTTGCCGCCTTGGGGTCAATCCGGGGGTGATCGGTGGCAGTTGCCTCCCTGCCCCGCTTCGCCAAGCAAAGCGCCACAAAGCCAGCAAAACATGGGGTGGCACGCCTGTGGCATTCTTTGCGCCACCCTCCGCCTCGCCGCCACCCCTCGGCATCTGCGCTCAATCGCCTCCACAGCAATGATGGAGACCCCGATGCCGCATCTCGGATCGATGCCGGAACCGACCGCAAAACCCCGCACCCTGATGGCCGGCTGGATCAGCCGCCTCGATCTCGCCATGGAACTCGGCCTTTCGGTCGATACCCTGCGCCGCTGGGAAGCCCAGCGGATGGGCCCGCCCTGCGTCCGCGCTGGCCGAAAGGTCTATTATCGCCGCGCCGCCGTCGAGGACTGGCTGGAAGAGCAGGAACAGGCCGCCCCGCGCCGCCGCCGCGCCGGAGGCCGCCGCTGATGACCGACCTGATCCATGCGCCCGACTGGTCCGCCGATCGCGTCGCCGAGGCAAGGGCTGTCATTGCCGATGCCGCCCATCACAGCGACCGCCTCGTGACCATCGCCTGCGAAGTTCTGGCCCGCCATGGCGCGACCGAGGAAGAGCGCGAAGAGGCAAAGCTGCTGCGCCTGATCGTCGATGCCCGGCGGCCGGTCCGCGCCCGGCGCAATGATGGTGACGAGGTACAACCATGAAGCGCCGCGGCACCCCCGAAGCCGATCTGCAGCGCGCCGTGGTCCGCAGCCTGCGCCAGATCCTGCCCCGCACCGCCATCATCCATCACTGCGCCAACGAGGTCACGGAACCCGGACCGCGCGGCGCGAAGCGTCAGGCGATCCTCGTCGGCATGGGCGTTCATGCCGGTTTCGCCGATCTGATGATCCTCTGCGATGGCCGCGTGCTGTTTCTGGAGCTGAAAGCCCCGAAGGGGCGGTTGCGACCGACGCAGGAGGCGTTCCGCGACGCCGTGATGGCGCAGGGTTTCGGCTGGGCGCTGGTCCGGTCCCTCGACGATGCACTGGGTGCGCTGGCCGATCACGGGTTTTCCACCCGCATTGCAGCCCCGGCCCGGAGGGTCGCGCCATGAGCCATGCCGCCACCAACTGGGCCATCCAGCAGCGCGGGCTGAAGCCTGCGACCAAGATCGTGCTCTGGCATCTCTGCGACCGCCACAATCCCGATTTCGGCTGCTTTCCGACGCAGGTGCGGCTGGCCGAAGACGCCGAGATGTCGGTTTCGGCGCTGAACGAACATCTCATCAAGCTCGAGGAACGGCGCCTGATCCACCGGGTCCGCACGCATGATCCCCGCACCCACAAGCGTCAGGCCACCCGCTATATTCTGGGTTTCGAGCCAAGCTTTCCGCACGACCCGTCTCCGAAAACCGGAGATGGCGATGAAGGGCTGGAGGGGGAACCGGGCGGCGATCCAACTCCGGATTCCGGACATGGACCCATCTCCGGATTTTCGGCAAAGCCATCTCCGGATTTTGCCGAAAGCCATCTCCGGAATCCGGAGACTAACCCTGTAAGGGAACCTTTAAGGGAACCAGTAAAGGAGGAGGAGGACGCGCGTGCGCGCGATGACCGATTTGAGGAATTTTTCGGGGAACTGCTCGATGCGCTGGGTCTGGACCTTGAGGCCGCCCTTCCCGCCTGGTGGCAGGGCTGGCCAGCCCGCGAGCATGTCCGGCGCTGGATCACCGATCTCGGGCTGACCGAGGACCGGATCATCGCGGTCGCCCGGGACAGCCGGGACACCCATCCCGAACCGCCGGACGGGCCGCGGGCGCTGGACCGGCTGATGGAACGGGCGGCACGCACGGCCAAGGCCCCGCCCCCTTCCGAGGGCGATCACCGCCGCAAGCGCAAAACCAAACCTAGCGACGCCCCAGGGGCCAGCCTCGACGAAATCGCCAGCTTCTACGCCGGGATGGTGAACGGCGACGGCTACCTGCCCTCGAACGCCATCTCCAACACCGTGCGCAATGCACTGCTTGAGAGGGGGCTGGTGACGGCCCAGCGCCTGCGCGAACGAGGGGTGCTGTGAATGCCATGGTGTCACGTCCCCGGCACGGACTCAGCCTCTGCGCAGGCGGCGGAGGCCTGGATATGGGCCTCATGCTCGCCGAGCCCGGATATCATACCCGCGCCTTTGTCGAATGGGAGGACTGGCCGAGATCGGTGCTCATCGCAGCCCAGAATGCCGGGTATTTCGCCCCGGCCCCGATCTGGGACGATCTGCGCAGCTTCGATGCCCGCCCCTTCCGTGGCGCCTTCGACACAGTGCTGGCCGGGTATCCCTGCCAGCCCTTCAGTGCCGCCGGAAAGCGCGGCGGCGCGGCCGATCCCCGACACCTCTGGCCCGAAGTCGCCCGTGTCATCGCCGAATGCCGACCGGAATGGGTCTCCCTCGAAAACGTCGCCGGGCACGTCACCCTCGGTCTCGAAACCGTGCTCCGAGAGCTTTGGGGACTGGGTTACACGCCTGCGGCGGGTCTGTTCTCAGCGGCAGAAGTCGGTGCGCCGCACCAGCGGCTGCGGATCTTCATCCTGGCCCACACCGATGAGCCTGCATCCCGGAACCACCCGCTACAACCCGGCGGGCAACAGCGATTTTACCCGCAAGGCGGAAGCATTGGCGCTGGGCATCGCCAGCTGGTCGACGCCGAAGGCCAGCGATGGGTCGAAGGGCGGACCGGGTCAGAGCTATGGCTCGTGCGGAACGCCACCATTGCCAGCGCAGGCGGCGCAATGGTGGACGACACCGCAGGCACACGATGTCAGCCCTCGGGGTGCGGGTCAGATTCCAGGACCGAAGGCTGGCAACCGTTGCCTGGCGCGAGATGCGCAAAACTGGGCGACACCAGCGACGCAATGGCCGACCCCGGCCGCGCAGAACTGGAAGGGCAGTTCGGAAGCCAGCATCACCCGGGCGGATGGCAAAAGCCGGATGGATGTCCTGCATTACCGGGCGGAACAGGGCTTCACCCGCCCGGCCCCGGCGATCACGCCGCATGGGCCACAATCCTCGCCGCACGCCCCGATCTCGCGCCCGCTCTGGGCTTTCATGATTGCCTCGCATGGGCGCGCTGTCTCGCGGCGGATCCTGAAGGCGCGGGCGCGGCGGCGGCTGAACCCGCTCTTCGTCGGATGGCTGATGGGCTGGCCCATCGGGCACGCGCTCTGCGCCTGCTCGGCAACGGAGTTCACCCATTGGCAGCGGCACATGCGTGGCGCACTCTCGCAGCTGCCCATGGCCTCGGGCCCGTGGATCTGGCGTCCGGCGGAGGAACCCCAGCGCCCGGCGCAGATGTCCCTGTTTGAAGGACCGCAGCCATGAGCATTCAGGGACGGATCGGCCGCACGGGCGGCGGACGGGTGAGGCGCGCGCTGGGCGTGCAGGCGGCGCTGGAATGGGCCTTCCGGGTCGAGAAGGCGCAGCTGGATCTGCCGGTGCCGAAGGACACAACAGGTGAGAGCTACGGATATGGGCTTGAACATGTCCTGCTGCAGCGCGCGGCGCTGGGCTGCAGGATCGATGGCGGCCAGCACAAGTTCGGCAGCTATACCCATGAGGATGCCGAAGTGATCGCCGCCTGCGTGGCTGGCATGCCCGACAGTCTTGGCGGGAGGCGCATGGCGATCCGGATCGCGGAACTGGCCCGCGCCGGGCTGACACCGGACTGGATGCCCGGCGCCCTGCCGCGCTGCGTGCCGGTCGAGGTGAGGCGCAACCAGCATGGGGAGCGGGCAGCAACGGCGGTCGTCGGCACAGCGCGGGTGCTGTCCCGTGGCAAATGGCGCACAGTCGATATTATGGCCTGCCCCGTCACCTTCTCGCCCCATCCCCACCAGATCGAAGCCGCCCGCCGCGCCTATGAGGACTGGTGGCAGGCGCTGGGCTGGATCCGCGACGGGCTGATTGCGGGCGGGATGCTGCGGGAGGTGGAGGTGACGCAGGCGATGCCGAAGGTGAGGCCGTGGCAAGCACGGCCTGCGTTGACATGAACGGTCGCGCTGCCTTGCAGGCCCGGGCAATCGCGGGCAGATTGTCGGAAAAACAACCGGCAGGACATTTCCCTTATGCCCCTTCTTCAATGGCTGACCCGCGATCAGGACCTGACCGCCGCTGATCGCGTGGCATATCGGCTGCTTGATGAGGTGCCCGATCTGTCGGTGCCGGACACTGGCGGGGATGCGGACGGCAATCTGCTGGTCCAGGGCGACAATCTGGAGGCACTGCGGGCGCTGCTGCCCTTCTATGCCGGACGGGTGAAGTGCATCTATATCGACCCGCCCTATAACACAGGCTCGGCCTTCGAGCATTACGACGACAGTCTGGAACACGCCAAATGGCTGGCAATGATGGTGCCGCGCCTGCAATTGCTGCGTGAGTTTCTGAGCGAAGACGGCTCGATCTGGGTCAGCATCGATGACTACGAGGGGCATTATCTCAAAGTTCTGATGGACGAGGTCTTCGGGCGCAGGAATTTCATAGCCAACCTCGTGTGGCAAAAGAGAACTTCGCGCGAAAATCGAAAGGCTGTCGGTTCAGCGCATGATCATATCCTTGTCTACGCGCGAAAAGGTCCGGCCGAATGGAAAGAGTATCGGAATCTGGAACCAGATACGGACGCGGGCTACTCAAATCCCGATAGCGATCCTCAAGGCCGCTGGCGCTCCATTCCCTTCAGCGCCCAAGGGTATCGACCCAATCAAATGTATACCATCACGACACCAACAGGGTCGCAGCTTTCACCACCAAAGGGGCGCTGTTGGGGTGCGACAGAGCCAGAATTCGAACGCTACCGATCAGAGGGGCGCGTCTACTGGCCCAAAGGCGGTGAAGGCCGGCCACGCATCAAGAAATACGAATGGGAAGACTCTGGCCTTGCACCGATGACATGGTGGACAGCGGCTGAGTCTGGCGACAACCAGAGGGCAAAGAAGGAGATCCTCGCTGTCTTCGAGGATGAGGATATTTTCGCTACCCCCAAGCCTGAACGCCTGATCCAGCGCATCCTGCATATCGCGACCAACCCCGGCGATCTGGTGCTCGACAGTTTTCTGGGCTCGGGCACCACGGCGGCGGTGGCGCACAAGATGGGTCGGCGCTGGATCGGGGTGGAAATGGGCGATCACGCCCGGACCCATTGCGCGCTGCGCATGCGGAAGGTGATCGAGGGCGAACAGGGCGGCATCTCGGCCGATATCGGCTGGCAGGGCGGCGGCGGGTTTCGTTTCTGCACGCTGGGCGCGGCGGTGTTCGACCATGCCGGTCAGATCAACCCGGATATCCGTTTCGCGGATCTCGCCCGGCATCTGTGGTTCTCGGAATTCCGGGTGCCGCTGGCAGCTTCGCCCTCTGGTCCGTTTCTGGGCGCACATGACGGACGCGGGCTGGCGCTGCTGTACAACGGCATCCTTAAGGATCGCTCGGTCAGCGGCGGCAACGTGCTGACCCATGCTGTGCTGCGGCTGATCCGCGATGAGGCCCATGCGGCGGGCCATACGGGGCCGGTCACCGTATATGGCGCGGCAAACCGCCTGTCGGACCGAACTCTGGATGAGGCAGAGGTGAGCTTTCGCCAGACGCCCTGGGATATCAAGGCAAGGGCATGACCATGGAATTGAAGCGCTACCAGCAGTCCGCCCTGAATTCCCTGTCGCGGTTCCTGACCCGTTCGGGCGCGAAAGGCCCTGCCGCGGCTTTCGCCGAAGAGGTCGCCCGTCAGGAGGAAGAGGCACAGCTTGAAGGCCGCAAGCTGGAGCCTCGCCACTATGAGACCCCCTTCGCCGACAAGCCCGACATGCCCTATGTCTGTCTGCGCCTGCCGACTGGCGGCGGCAAGACGCTGCTCGCGACCGAAGCGATCCGAGTGGGTGCGGAATTCGTCCAGAAGCCGCATCCGATGGTGCTGTGGATGGTGACCTCGGACGCGATCAAGCGCCAGACGGTCGAGGCGTTGAAGGATGTGAACCACCCCTATCGGCAGCGGCTGGACGCGGTGACCGGCGGCAGGACGCGAGTTTTCGATATCGAGGAATTCGTAACCCTGCGTCCCAGCGATATCGGCCGTTTCACCTGCGTGATCGTGGCAACCATCCAGTCGTTCCGCGTGACGGATACCACCCAGCGCAAGGTCTATGCCTATCAGGAGGAGTTCGAGCCGCATTTCTCGGGGCTTCCGACCGAGGGAATGGAGCTGGTAACAGCGTCGGACGCGGCGCGCGAGCCTCTGCTGGCAGGCCGCGAAGGCACGGTGAAGTTCAGCTTTGCCAATCTGATGTATCATCACCGCCCAATAATGATCGTGGACGAGGCCCATAACGCCGTGACCGGCCTTTCGCGCGACATGCAAGCGCGGCTGCGCCCGTCGGCGATCATCGAATTCACCGCGACCCCGCGCGGCGTGTCGAACGTGCTGTTTTCCGTCACAGCCGGCGCGCTGAAGGACGAGGAAATGATCAAGCTGCCTATCCGCGTGCGCCCGCATGACGGCTGGGAAGAGGCAGTGACCGGCGCGGTCGCAACCCGCAACATGCTGGAGGAGAAGGCCAAACGCGAGGCCGAGTTCCTGCGTCCCGTTGCCCTGTATCAGGCACAGGCCAAGAACGGGCACCCCACAGTCGAGGAGTTGCGCCGCTATCTTGTTGAAGAAAAAGCAATTCCTCCCGCCTGGATCAAGGTCGCGACGGGCGACAACCGCGAGCTGGATGGCGTCAATCTGCGCGATCCGAACGAGCCCACGCGGCACGTCATCACGGTTCAGGCGCTCCGCGAGGGCTGGGATTGCCCCTCGGCCTATGTGCTCTGCGCCACGCAGAAAGTGGCATCGGCAACGGCGGTCGAGCAGCTTCTGGGCCGTGTTCTGCGGATGCCCTATGCCAAGCGGCGCCGGGATGCGGCGTTGAACATGGCCTATGCGCATGTGGCCGAACCGTCCTTCGCTGAAGTAGCGGCCAGCCTGCGCGACAAGCTGATCGACATGGGCTTCACCGATGAAGAGGTCCGGCAGTCGCTGCGCCCGGCTTCTGTCGAGGAAGATGCGCAGGGCCAGCTGTTCGATCCGGATCCGGTGGCGCCGAAGCCGGTCATGACCTTTGAAATCCCCGACAGCGACGTGGCCCGCGCGGATCTGGCTGAGCTTGCCGAGGCCGGTGCAGAGTTTATCCGCACCGATTCCGGTACGCTGAAGGTCGGGGTGAAGGGTGCTGTGACCGAGGCTGTCGCCAGCACCATCGAACGCCATACGCCAGAGGAACAGCGCCCTGCCCTGCGCGCCGAAATCGACCGGCACGAGGCACAGGTCGAGGCCGCGCTGTCGCCCGCCGAAAAGGGTGCCGCCATCGAGGTGCCGTTCCTGATGGTCGAAATGGATGGCGATTTGTTCCAGGCCGATACCGACCTGATCATGGAGCGGGTCGAATGGTCGATACTGAACCATCCCGCCCAGATCACCGAAGCAGAAATGAGTTTCCGCCGCGCCGAGAATGTGATCGAGATCGATGTCGAGGGCGAGAAGCTGGTCTATTCGCAGACCCAGACGACGCAGCTGCCGCTGATCGGACTTGCAGATCCTGACGATGCGACGCTCGCGTCAAGCCTCCTGCAATGGCTGGATCGTCAGTGCCGGGCTGCGGATATTCCGCCGACCGACCTGTCTGCATGGCTGGCGCGGATTGTCGCCAATCTGGTCGCCGAACGCGGGATTTCCGCACGCACGCTCATCGACTGGCAATATCCGCTCGCCACACGCATTCGCGCAAAGATCGCCGAAATCCGCGCTGGGGTGCGCCAGCAGGCCCATCAGGTCGCGCTTTTCGATGATACGGCCGTGCTAGGCACCGATCCGGCATGCGTCGCAAGGTTCGATGCCGAAAGCTATGCCAATGTGCCGACCACGCCGACCGGTGCATTTCGCCTGCGCCGCCATCTGCTCGGCGCGGATCGCGTCCCACTGCTCGATGGCGATCTCGGCGGCGAAGAGTTTCAGTGCGCCTGGGCACTCGACAGTCTGGAGGAGGTGGACCTGTGGGTGCGGAACATCTCCAAACACCCGGCCAGCTTCTGGCTGCCCCGTGTCCAGCACCGCTTCTATCCCGACTTCATCGCCCGCCTCACCGATGGTCGGCTGTTCGTCGTTGAATACAAGGGCGAGCACCTTGCCACCGCGCAGGATGCACGCGAAAAAGACATGCTGGGTAGGCTCTGGGCCGAGAAGACCGGTAATGTCTTCCTGACCGTGCGCAAAATGCAGCATGGCATCGGCGTTCAGGACCAGATGCTCAACGCAATCCGAGGAGTTTGACGCAATTACGTTGTAGATCGTTAGAATACCGAAAACCTAAGACATCGCAGAAATGACGTCGACATTTTCCTAGCCAATACTAGCGGCTATGTGTCCAGCAGCGCAATATCAGCCCCACCAACAAAATCGAATGAGACTAATATGACCGTTACATACATTCCGACAATCGGTAGGGGCGAGGAGAACTACGACGTAGCTCAGATCGCTCGAAAGGTTAGAGAAGGTGTTGTCTATTCACCAGAGGATCAGGTCATACTCTACGCGGGATGGCCGCAAGTAAAGGATTATAGCGGAAGAACCCACACCGCAGATTTAACTGTGGTCAGTAACCACCATGGAGTGAAGCTGGTAAAGTTTTCTCCTTCTTCAAGTAGCACAGATCTCAAGAAGGATGCACTTAGCATTCTTCAGGCCGCTGCAACAACAGAAGCGCTTCTCGGGAAAAGTCTTGAACTAAAAAAGAAGCGGAAGTTGATTTTTGATGTAGTTCCAATTTTATTCGCGCCAAATTTCTCCGGAACAGACATCGGAACTGATGAAATAGAACTCGCTCGTAGCGAAGTTGAGATTATTCGTCTCCTTGCAGAAAGTGATAACGAACTATCCACAGAGCAACAAGCCGAAGTCCAAGCTATCATTGAGGGGGCAAAGGCATTAGGCCAGATCGGAGAAAAGGACGATACAGATCTAATTGACCCCGTAGCACGCGCATTCAACGATCTCGAAGCCATCATCTACAATTTCGACGCCACACAAAGAGCTGTCGCGCTGACAAGTATTAATGGGCCACAGCGAATTCGCGGTCTTGCAGGCACAGGGAAAACGGTAATTTTGGCCATGAAGGCCGCGCTGGCTCATATTGAAAATCCAAACGCCAAAATTCTTATCACTTATTATACCAGAAGCCTCCGAGATGTAATTGAACGTCTTATCACAAGATTTCATCGCCACTTTGCCGAAACCGATCCAAACTGGGACAATATTCATGTTCGCCATGGTTGGGGTCGAAGCAATCTGCCCGGGGTTTATCGCGACACCTGCGTGCGAGAAGGGAGATCGCCTAAAAGCTTCAATGATGTAAGAGGTGCAAAAAACCCTTTTGGTGCGGTTTGCCAAGAAATTGTACAAAGCAACGCGATCTCGGAGTTCTACGATATAATTCTGGTTGATGAGGGGCAAGATTTCCCAGATAGCTTCTACCAAATGTGCTTTTATCTTGCCAAAGGTACGCGCGATGAAAAGCAAATCATCTGGGCGTACGATGAGCTTCAAAATGTGTTCGATGTGCAAGTACGAGAGCCTGAATTGCTGTTCGGAACAGACTCCGATGGTCAGCCGCGCATCTCTCTGCTTCGCAGCTTGCCCGCCGGTACGGACACAAATGACTTCGTCCTTCAGCGCTCATACCGAAATCAGCGTGAAGTCCTTGTTCTGGCACACTCTTTGGGATTCGGCGTCTATAGTGACGTCGTACAGATGCTGGAAAATGCAAAGCACTGGGAAGACGTCGGCTACGAAGTGATATCCGGCACTTTTGATACTGGCAGCGAGAACGTCGTCGAGCGCCCTCTTCGAAATAGCCCAAGTATACTACACTCTCCTGAAGGAATACCAATAGCTTCAACCCGTGCTGCTACGGATTTCGACCAAGAGGTTTCATTTGCCGTAGAAGAAATAAAGTTCTTTATCGATCACGGAATTGCGCCACACCAAATAATGGTCATAAGCTTGGATGACAGGGTAGCCCGAAGCTACTTCTCAAGAATATCAAAAGATTTGAATAACCACAACATTGTCAGCAACAATATCATCAAAGATACATACAGTGAGCCTCCATTTAGGATCGACGGTATGGTTACGATGAGCACTGTCTACAGAGCAAAAGGAAACGAGGCTGCTGTGGTAATTGTTGTCGGCGCTGATGCTGCGGTACTAAGAACCCGCACTGGTCGAAATAAAATATTTGTTGCCATGACAAGGAGCAAGGCTTGGCTCCGCATTATGGGAGTAAACAGTAAAACCTTCAAGCAAATGCAGAGAGAATTCGACACAGCGATAGAAAATAGTCCACGTATCAAATTTACCATGCCGGATATGAATCAACTGAACACCATACAGCGCGGACTAGAGGAAAAGCACGCACGAATTCTTGAAGCCAAACGACGCATGGAGAAAATGAAAAATGAGTTGAACCTCTCTGACGACGACCTGAACAGTCTAATCGAGGAGTAAGGGGTGAACATTGAAAGCTTCAACAGGAGCATAAGAGCTGTCGACGCCGTCCTAGCCGATCTCAACCTTCTTGAGGGCACTGTTTACAACTGCTCGCTTCCAAGATCTATGGATTTTAACCAGACCTGCCTTACAAGCAAAGACTATAATGAAATTTATGAGACTGGCCTACGACTTTCTCACTATAATTTTCTACTCTTAGATCTCGCTTATTTTCAGTTCACTCACAAGGGCCCAACGGAGTGGGCTTTAGCTTTCTACCCAAACCCGAGAATAACAGGCTCGATCGAAGCGCTTTCTGAATTCAAAGAGTTTTCCGTTGCTCGGGATAGCGGAGAAATTTCGGAAGAAGAGTTTTCTGAATTATCTACAAGTATGCCGATAAACTATTATGTGCCGCGCTTCCGGTATGAATTTAGTGAGAGTCAGTTTAGACCTGTACAACATCCGGGGGCACATTTTCATATCGGCATGTCGGGTGAGGATCGTTGGGGCTCGTCGAGGCGCTTGTCTCCGTTGTCATTCTGTTACCTCATGCTGAAATACTATTATCCAGAGCATTGGTGGCCTCTGTCAAGGTTTTCGCAATCGCGGGAAGATTGGGCTTCACCCAAAATACTGGAGTATTGTCTCGACAAGAAATTGGAAAACTCCCTAAGAAATGACGGGGTGTCTCATCTTTTTTGTGAAGAAGAGCGGCCGGGACTTCACTTTTCGACCGTCTGAAGACGTGGCCGCAAGTCAAGGGTAGTACACTCTCGTGCCCTACCCCCTGCCTCGGTTCCTCCCCGGCGGCATCTGTATTCGGGGGGGCGCAGCGCGGAAGTTTTCCAGCGTCAGGCGTTTTCACCGGGGAATCCAGGCGGAATCCACCTGAGCCACACGAGCGCCGTTTCGATCAACAAAACAAGGCCTTAAGAACCTTCGCGGGGTGGATTCCTGCTGGATTCCGAGGTGGATACCGGAAGCCACTTCGCGGAAGCCAGGACCGGGATCCAGCACGGCGGAAGCCAGCGGAATCCAGGCGGGATCCACCCGGCCCGAAGCCACCTAAAACCACAGGACGACCCTGCCCCATGGACCTCGCCTTTGCGCCGCGCCAGATCGAATTCTGGCCGATCGAGCGCCTGCGCCCCTATGCCCGGAACGCGAAGATGCACGGGCCCGATCAGGTGGCGCGCATCGCCGCCAGCATGGCCCGCTTCGGCTGGACCGTGCCATGCATGGTCGGCGACGATGGCGAGCTGATCGCGGGCCATGGCCGCGTGCTGGCGGCGACGGAGCTGGGCCTGAATGAGGTGCCGGTGATCCGGCTCGGGCATCTCGACGAGGCCGAACGCCGGGCCTACCGCATCGCCGACAACAAGCTGACCGAACTCGGCGACTGGGACGAAGCGCTGCTGCGCGACGAGGTGGCTGGCCTGCTCGCCGATGACTTTGACCTGTCGCTGCTGGGATTTGCCGAAGACGAGCTGGAGGCGCTGCTGCAGGATCCGGATCTCGGCGATGACGGCGCCGCCGAGGGCGAAGGCGATGTCCCGGAACCGCCTGCCGAACCCGTCTCGGTGCCGGGCGATCTCTGGCGGCTCGGGGCCCACCGGCTGATCTGCGGCGACAGCACGTCGGCCGATGTGGTTGCAGAGCTGCTGGGCGATGTCCGCCCGCTGCTGATGGTCACCGACCCGCCCTATGGGGTGGACTACGACCCGGCTTGGCGCAATGCCACGGGCGCATCGGCGACCAAACGCACCGGCAAAGTCCTGAATGACGACCGGGCTGACTGGCGCGAGGCCTGGGCGCTGTTTCCGGGCGATGTCGCCTATGTCTGGCACGGCGCGCTGCATGCCACCACCGTCGCCGACAGCCTGATCGCCGCCGGGTTCGATATCCGCTCGCAGATCATCTGGGCCAAGGACCGGCTGGTCCTCAGCCGGGGCGATTATCACTGGCAGCACGAACCCTGCTGGTATGCGGTGACGAAACGCGGCAAAGGCCATTGGGCCGGTGATCGCAAGCAGACCACGCTGTGGCAGATCGCCAATCGCGATCAGGATGCCGAGACGGTGCACGGCACGCAGAAGCCGGTCGAATGCATGCGCCGCCCGATCCTGAACAATTCCAGCCCCGGACAGGCCGTGTATGAACCCTTCATGGGTTCCGGCACCACGCTGATCGCCGCCGAGACCACCGGCCGGGTCTGCTACGGCATCGAGCTGAACCCCGCCTATGTCGATGTCGCCATCACCCGCTGGCAGAACCTGACCGGGCAATCCGCCATTCTTGATGGCACCGACAAAACCTTCGACGACCTGACCGCCAACCGACGCTGAGACCATGAATGACCTGGCTTTACCTGCCCTCGGACGCTGTTCCGGGGCCGACGACACCTGCCTCTTCGGGCTTTCCCTCTGTTCAGGCGCGGGCGGGATCGATCTCGGCCTCACCCTTGCCCTGCCCGGATACCGAGCTGTGGGCCATGTCGAGCGGGAAACATATGCTGCGGCCACTCTCGTGGCGCGGATGGCGGACGCGGCCCTGGATCAGGCTGTTATCTGGGACGACATTGCCACATTCGACGGCAAGCCTTGGCGCGGCGCGGTGGATATCGTCTCTGCGGGCTATCCGTGCCAGCCGTTCAGCGTGGCGGGCAAGCGAAGGGGTGCCGAGGATCCGCGCCACCTCTGGCCGCATGTCGCCCGCATCATCGGCGAGGTCGAGCCGCCCTTCGTCTTCCTTGAAAACGTCGCCCATCATCTCCGCCTCGGCTTCCCCGAAGTCGCCAGCGGACTGGTCGGCATGGGCTACCGCCTTGCGGCAGGATTGTTTACGGCGGCGGAAGTCGGCGCGCCCCATCGTCGGGAACGCCTGTTCATCCTCGCCATCCGGGAAGGCGACGACATGGCCGACCCCGCGCGCCTGCTCCGGCACCCGCTCAAGTGGCGGGAACCGGACGGAGATGCTGCGCCTCTGGCCGACAACCCGGGCCAGCGCCAACGAGAACCGGCAGACGAGACCGACGCCGTCGCAGGCAGCGGGCAGGCACGGGATGAACCTTGCGACAACAGCGGCGCAATGGCCGACCCCGCTGGCGACGGATGGCAACAAGCCGAGCACGGGCAATCGCAAATCGGCCGATCTGACCCATGCGGCGGGCATGTGGATGACGCCCACGGCGCGCGATCACAAGGACGGGGCGACGACGCTGGCGAACACGCCGGTGAACGGCCTGCTTGGCCGCCAGGTCCTCACGACGCAGATGGCTGGTCCCGATACCTCCGATCAGCGCCGGACCTTGAACCCGCTATTCGTCGAGGCGCTGATGGGCTGGCCAACAGGGTGGACAGGCTCCGCCTCTGTGGCAATGGCGTGGTCCCGCTGGTTGCCGCGCATGCGCTCAGAACTCTGGCGTATCAGCTGCTGGAGGATGGATGACGCGGCGCCGGATCAGGAAGAACTCAGCTTATAGACCCGACCCCGTTCGGCGAGTTTCTCGGAGGTCACGGTTAGGCCCAGCTTCTTCTTCAGCGATCCGGAGATGGCACCGCGAATCGAGTGGTGCTGCCACCCCGTCGCCTCGGCGATCTCGGCGATACTCGCGCCTTCAGGGCGCTGCAGCATAGCGATCAACTGCGCCTGTTTCGTGCCGGGGCGCTGGGCAGCGGCGATGGCTTCGGGCTTGGCGTCCCGCAATCCCGCCATGGTCCTGACCACCACCGGTTCGATGCCGATGGCGTCCAGCCCGGCCTCGGTGGCGATCAGCGTCGTGCCGTGCCCGTCACCGGTCTCGCGCCAGAGGGGCTCGTCGCGCCGGAGATTGGCCTCGACCTCTTCGATCCAGCCGAGCTTGATCATCCGGCCGACGGCCATCTTCGCCGCCGCGCCGTGCAACCCCTCGGGCAGCGGCAGGGCGAGATTTCCCGGCCGTGCGCTGGCCCGGGTCAGGATCAGGGTCTGGGTGTCGGTCATTTTCGTCATGACGGGCTCCGTGCATCGCCGCCGCAGGTCGCGGTCGGCTTCTACGGAGCCGGGCCCCGCTACCGGCGGGGTTCAGCGGTCGATATCCGCAGTGGCGTCAGGCGGCGTGTTCGCCCTCACCGAAGGCAAAATCGCTGATCTGCTTCAGCAGGTGGGCCTGATATTCGAGGCTTCCGACGTGACCCCAGTTCACCCGCTGTGGATCGGCGCCGAAGTGGTCCTCGCTGAAGGTCTGCAACCGGGCCAGCATGGCGTCGATTTCCGCTTTCTTCGCGATGAAGGCGGCAAGGGCGGCGTCATTGGTGCGGGCGGTCTGGCGGGTCATGTCGGTCTCCGGTGCAGCGTTTCGTTGATGCAGCATCGCTCCGGGGCGTCCTGAAGTGTAGAGAATTCGGAGCAATAACAGTGCTTTCTGATGCACATCACCATCATCTTCGGACGGGTCTGTCATGCAGGGCATGAGCGAGCGGGCCTTTGCCGCCCATGCCGGGCTGTCGCGCGGAGCGATCCAGAAGGCGCGGAAAAGCGGCAGGCTGGTCTTGTTCGCCGATGGCTCCATCGATGCGGCGGCGTCGGACGCCCGGCGCGCGGCCACCACCGATCCCGACCAGCAGAACCGGTCCAAGGCTGGCACGGCGCGGCAGGCGGCGGTGCCGGACAGACCGACCCGCCCCGCCGACAGTCTCGCCGCCCCGTCAATCTCCGGCCCGGGCGACAGTTCCTCCTATCTGAAGGCCCGGACAGCGCTGACGGTCTATCAGGCACAGGAACGCCAGATCGCCATCCAGAAGAAGAAGGGTGTGCTAGTCGACCGGGCCCGGGCCGAAACGCTGGTGTTTCGCCTCGCCCGGCAGGAACGCGATGCCTGGGTGACATGGCCCGCCCGTGTCGCCGCGATCATGGCGGCGGAATTGTCGGCCGAGATGGAAAAGACCACCGGAGAAGCGATCAGCATCGGTACCGGGGTGCTGCAGAGGGTGCTGGAAGCCCATGTCCGAGACCAGCTCACCGCCCTCGCCGAGCTCAAGGTTTCTCTTGAATGACGAGGATGGGAGCGATGATCACAGCCCCGACCTGAGTTTCGACGGCGCCGAGGATGTTCTGCGCGCCTGGTCGCGCGGCATCCGGCCCGATCCCGATCTGACGGTGTCCGAATGGGCAGATAAACACCGTTGGCTGTCATCGCGCGCTGCTGCCGAGCCCGGGCGCTATCGCACCGCCCGCACCCCCTATCTGCGCGAGATCATGGACGCGCTCTCGCCCGGTCATCCGGCACAGCGGATCAGCTTCATGAAGGCCGCGCAGGTGGGCGCCACGGAAGCGGGCAACAACTGGATCGGCTTTGTCATCCATCATGCGCCGGGACCGATGCTGGCGGTGCTGCCGACGGTCGAGATGGCCAAGCGTGCCTCGCGCGGTCGCCTCGATCCGCTGATTTCGGATTCGCCTGCGCTCAGGGAACGGGTCAGCCCGGCGCGGTCGCGCGATGCCGGGAATTCGATGCTGTCCAAGGAATTCCCGGGCGGCATTCTGGTGCTGACCGGGGCCAACAGCGCGACAGGCCTGCGGTCGATGCCCGCGCGCTATCTGTTTCTGGACGAGATCGACGCCTATCCGCCCTCGGCCGACGAAGAGGGCGATCCGGTGACGCTGGCCGAGGCCCGCAGCACCACTTTCGCCCATCGCCGCAAGGTGTTCCTGGTCTCGACCCCGACGATCCGGGGGCTGAGCCGGATCGAGCAGGAATTCGAGGCCTCGGACCAGCGGCGCTATTTCGTGCCCTGCCCGCATTGCGGGGCGATGCAATGGCTGGAATTCGAACGGCTGCGCTGGGAGAAGGGTCGGCCGGAGACCGCCGCCTATGCCTGCAACAGCTGCGAGGCGCTGATCGCCGAGCATCACAAGACGGCGATGCTGGAGGCAGGCGAATGGCGGGCAACAGCAGTCGCCGCCGATCCGCATCATGTCGGCTATCACCTTTCGGCGCTTTATTCGCCCATCGGCTGGAAGAGCTGGGAACAGATCGCGCGGGAATGGCTGGCGGCACAGGGCAATGACGAGATGCTGCGCGCGGCGCGCAACACGCTCTTGGGCGAGACCTGGGTCGAACGCGGCGAGGCACCGGAATGGCAGCGGCTGGCCGACCGGCGGGAAGTGTTCGCGGCGCAGATCCCCGAAGGCGGTCTGTTCCTGACCGCCGGGGCCGATATCCAGAAAGACCGGTTCGAGGTCGATATCTGGGCCTGGGGGCGAGGACTGCAGAGCTGGCTCGTCGATCACATCGTCATCCCCGGCGGTCCGGACAGCCCGGCGGCATGGGCCGAACTGACGAAGCTTCTGACCCGCACATGGCAGCATGCCAATGGCGCGGTGATGCCGATTGCCAAATTGGCCATCGATACCGGCTATGAGGCGGCGGCAGTCTATGCCTGGGCGAGGGCACAGGGGTTCGAACAGGTCGTGCCGGTCAAGGGGTTTGAGGGCTTCAACCGTGCGACGCCGGTTTCCGGGCCGACCTTCGTCGATGCGACCGTGGGCGGCAAACGCCTGCGGCGCGGCGCCCGGCTCTGGTCGGTGGCCACCGCCACTTTCAAGATCGAGACCTATCGATTTCTGCGGCTGGAACGGCCCACGGACGAAGAACGTGCGGCGGGCCAGCCCGATCCGCCGGGGATGATCCATCTGCCGGACTGGGCCGACAGCGAATGGCTGAAACAGCTGGTCGCCGAGCAGTTGGTCACGGTCAGGAACAAGCGCGGCTATGCAAGGCAGGAATGGCAAAAGCTGCGCGAACGGAACGAGGCGCTGGATACCCGCGTCTATGCCCGCGCCGCCGCCTGGATCATGGGTGCGGATCGCTGGGACGAGCGGATGTGGCGGCAGCTGGAGGAACAAGCCGGGGTGGCACCGCCAGTAGCGGATGCGGGTGGCACGGCTGCGAAGGCCGATGACCCGTCCGTGCCGACAAATGGCCCGCCTGCCCGTCAGGCGGGCGCCCCGCCAACCACACCGCGCCGCAAGCGGCAGACTTACACACCGCGTTTCATGAGGTGAGAGATGGACATCGACCGGATGCGGGCGCTGCTATCAGCCCTGCAGGAAGCCAGGTTCAGCGGGCTGCGCAGCGTCAGCTATGACGGCAAGACCCTGACCTATGGATCCGATGCCGAACTGGCATCCGCCATCGCCGATCTGGAAGCCCGGATTGCCCGCGCCGCTGGCACCAACCGCCGTCGGCGCTGGGGCACTGTCGCCACGAAGGGGCTTTAATCCATGACGTTTGACGGTATCCGCCAGCGTCTCGGCGCGATCATCGGCGGGTTCGATGCGGCGCAGTCACACCGACGCCTGCGCGGGTTCCGCGCCAGCCGCGCCCATGTGAACACGCTGATCGCGGGTGCAGGCGAGACCATCACGGCCCGCGCCCGCTGGCTGGCGCGGAACAACGGTTATGCCAGCGGGGCGGTCGAGGCTTACGCCAGCAATGTGGTCGGCGACGGGATCAAACCGTCGTCCTCCATCGCCGATGCCGCGCAGAAAGAGGCGCTGCAGACACTCTGGCTCCGCTGGACCGACGAGGCCGATGCCGAGGGGCTGACCGATTTCTACGGATTGCAGCGCCGCGCCGCGCGAGAACTGTTTCTGGCAGGCGAGGTGTTTCTGCGGCTACGCCCGCGCAGACCGGACGACGGTCTGTCGGTACCGCTGCAGCTGCAGATGCTGCCCTCGGAGATGCTGCCGATAGACCTGAACCGCGAACTGCCGGGCGGCGGGGCGATCCGCCAGGGCATCCAATTCGACGGCATCGGGCGGCGCGTGGCCTACCACCTTCTCCGCCGTCATCCGGGCGACATTACCGATCCGGGGCTGGTGGGCGAGACGGTCCGCGTGCCCGCCAGCGAGATCATTCACGTCCTTGACCCGGTCGAAGCCGGACAGCTGCGCGGGGTGTCGCGCTTCGCGCCTGCCATCGTGAAACTCTTCACCCTCGATCTCTATGACGATGCCGAGCTGGAGCGGAAGAAGACGGCGGCGATGTTTGCCATGTTCATCACCTCGCCCGCCCCGGAAACGCCACTGGAACCGGCAGATGAGGATCTGGAAGTCGAACCCGGTCAGGTCGTGCGTCTGGATCCGGGCGAGGATGTCTCGACCCCCGCGACGCCGGATTCCGGATCGACCTATGAGCCCTTCCAGTACCGGACGCTGCTGCAGATCGCCGCCGCGCTGGGCATCCCCTACCCATACCTGACCGGCGATGCCGCACGCGGCAACTTTTCCAACACGCGCGTGGCATTGCTGGATTTCCGCCGCCGGGTCTCGGCGATCCAGCACAGCGTCATCGTGCATCAGCTCTGCCGACCAGTCTGGCAGCGCTGGATGGATCTGGCCGTGCTGTCCGGTGCCATCGACTTTCCCGGCTATGATCGCGACCGGCGGGCATACCAGTCCGTCAGCTGGCTGCCGACGCGCTGGGACTGGGTCGATCCGATGAAGGATGCCTCGGCCGAGATCCTGCAGATCGAGGCGGGCCTCAAATCCCGCAGCCAAGCGATCTCCGAGCGCGGATATGACGCCGAACAGGTCGACCGCGAGATCGCAGCGGAACGCAAGCGCGAAGCAGCGCTGGGCCTCGACTTCCGCCGCCCCGGATCGCCCGCGCAAGGGCCGAAGGGCGAGGCGGCTGGTGATGGCCGCGACACCAGCGACGGCAAGGACGATGACGAAGACGGCGCCACCGACCCTGATGATGACACCGACGATGACGATGCCAATCCCGGGGAGGACCGCTGATGCATCATGCCCAGATCGCCCAGCGCGCCTTCGACACCCCGCTGATGATTGCCCCCGCCAAGGCGCTGGCCTTTCTCTCTAGCCTCGGACCCCGCATCACCGGGCAGGAAATTCGCTTTGACGGCATGACGGTCGCCGAACCCGATCAGACAGCGGCGCGGCAAATCGCCTGCGCCTCGCTGATCGGCGGCGATCTCGCCCAGCGCCATGGCAGCGATGCAGATGCACCCTTCCCCGTCGTCGACGGCGTTGCGGTCATCGCCATTGCCGGAACGCTGGTCCATCGCGGCGCCTGGATCGGTCAGAGCTCCGGGCTGACCTCCTATGAGGGGCTGGCCGCCCAGATCGATGCGGCGGTCCATGACCCGGCCATTCGCGGTATCGCGCTGGAGATCGACAGCTTTGGCGGCGAGGTCGCCGGGGCCTTCGATCTGGCCGACCGCATCCGCGCGGCGCGGACCAAAAAACCGGTGCACGCCTTTCTCGCCGAACATGCGCTCTCGGCAGGCTACGCGCTGGCCTCGCAGGCGACCCGCATCACCCTGCCCCGCACTGGGGCGGCGGGCAGCATCGGCGTCATCACCATGCATACCGACATGTCCGGCATGCTGGCCCAGAAAGGCGTTGCAGTAACGCTGATCCATGCCGGGGCCAGAAAAGCCGATGCCAATCCCTATGCCGCCCTGCCTGATGGCATCCGCGACCGGCTGCAGGCCGAGCTGGAGGATCTGCGCATCCTCTTCGCCGAGACCGTCGCCGCCGGGCGCGGGACAAAGCTCGGCAAAGATGCGGCACTGGCCACCGAAGCTGCCATCTTCCGGGGCGCTGCGGCGCTCAAAGCCGGTCTCGCCGATGCCGTCGCCGATCCCCGCGCCGCCTTTCGCGCCTTTGCCGACAGTCTCAGCCGCCCGGCTGTCCGGATCGGCCAAACGCCGACGCGCCAGACCCTTTCACCACCCCGAAACCAAAAGGAGATGATCATGAGCAATCAGACGGATGAAGATGCCCGGACACCGGACCAGCAAGACCCGCAAGCGGCAGTGCCCGGTGCAACCGCCGCGCCGACGGAAGAGCAACCGGCAGCGGAACCGTCCACGCCCGGCACCGCACCGGCTGCCGCTCCGACCGATGCCGACGCCATCCGCGCTGAAGCCGCCGAAGTGGCGTCGATCTGCGCCCAGGCGGCACAGCTCGGCGTCACCCTGGACGCCGCCGATGCCGTCCGGCGCGGGGTGAACCCAGACGCCCTGCGCGGCCAGATCCTCGACAGCCTCGCGGCCAAGAGCGATGCCAGCGGCATTCTGGCCAGCGCACCCGCGCCCACGAACAAGCCGAGCCCGCTCGTCGCTGCGGCCCGCAAATCCGCCGACAGCGCCAGCCGCTGACAGCCTGACACCTTCCGGAGACCAAGATGCCCGTCTTGACCCAACCGCCCAGCATGGGCGATGCGCTCAAATATGAGCTGAACCCCAATTATACCCGCGAGACCGTCACTCTCGCCGCAGGCACCGAATACCCGGCTGGCGCGGTTCTCGGTCGCATTACCGTCAGCGGCCAATACACCTTCGCCAGTCATGGCGGCAGCGATGGCGCAGAAACCGCCCTCGGCATTCTGCTCTATCCGGTCGACACGCGCCTTGCGGATGCCACCGGCATTCTGCTTGCCCGTGGACCGGCGATCCTGTCGCGTGACGCGCTCTTCTACGATGGCAGCGTCGACGACGCGGCCAAGATCGCCCTGAAGCAGACCGAGCTGACCGCGCTGGGCATCGTCATCCGCGACAGCGCCTGACCGGCTGCGGCTGCGGCTGCGGCTGCGGCTGCGGCTGCGGCGCCTTCTTTCTTATCCTCCTTCCCGACAAGGCTTCCCCATGACCATTATCCGCAATCCCTTCGATTCCGGCGGCTATTCGCTGGCCGAGATGACCCAGGCCATCAATATCCTGCCGAACCTTTACACCCGTCTCGGCGAACTCGGCCTCTTCCGCTTCGAGGGCGTCTCGCAGCGCAGCGTCATCATCGAACAGATCGAGGGCGTGCTGAACCTCTTGCCCTCGGTGCCCCTGGGCGGTCCGGCCACGGTCGGCTCGCGCGAAGGCCGTGCCATGCGCAGTTTTGCCCTGCCCTGGATACCGCATGACGACGTCATTCTGCCCGCCGATATACAGGGCGTACCGGCCATCGGCGCAGGCGACGAAGCCGATCCGCTGGTCGCGGTGATGACCCGCAAGCTGACGCTGATGCGCCGCAAGCATGCCCAGACCCGCGAATATATGGAGATGAACGCCCTGCGCGGCATCGTAAAGGACGGAGCGGGCACCACCCTCTACAATTACTTCACCGAATTCGGCATCGCGCAGATCAGCGTCGACTTCGTGCTGGGCACCGCTGGCACGAACGTTCAGGGCAAGGTCCGCGAGGTGCTGCGCGCCGTCGAGGACAGTCTGCTGGGCGAAAGCATGTCGGGTGTCCACGCGCTCGTCAGCCGCGAGTTCTTCGACAAGCTGATCGCGCATCCGAAGACGGAGGAGGCCTACAAGTTCTATGCCGCGACCGGGGCCCAGCCGCTCCGGCAGGATGTGCGGCGCAACTTCCCCTTCGCGGGGATTTTGTTCGAGGAATATGCGGGTGCTGTGACGCTTTCCACGAAAGCCGCCGAGCGGCTGGTTCCGGCAAACGAAGGCATCGCCTTCCCGACCGGCACCATGGACACGTTTACCACCTATGGCGGTCCGGCCAACCTGCTGGAAACCGCCAATACCATCGGTCTGCCGCTCTATGCCCGCCAGCATCTCGACCCTAAGGGCCGCTGGATCGATCTGATGACCGAAGCCTCGATCCTGCCGGTCAACAAGCGGCCCCGGCTGGCGATCCGGCTGCACACATCGAACTGACCGATCATGAACGCCTTCAGCGCCGCAATGGATCGCATCTTCGGCCATCCGGACATGAGCACCTCCGCCGTCTGGATGGCAGCCGGGACCAGCGAAGAACGCCCGATCCGGCTCATCCGCCGCGCGCCGGATCGGATCGCCGAGTTCGGATCGGCGCGGATCCTCTCAGAAACCCTGACTGCCGATATCCGGGTCAGCGATCTCCCCGATCCCCGGCCCGGCGATCTGATCGTCATCGGCGCGGAGAGCTTCGCCATTCAGGGCGAGCCGGTCCGGGACCGGGACCGGCTGATCTGGACCGTGGAACTGGTGCCTGCATGAAGCTGAAACTCGATATCGATCCCGATCTGGTCGCCATGATGCAGGCCGAGATCAGGGCGGGCGAAAGGGCCGTGACCGGGGCCATGCGCGAGGCAGGCACAGGCCTGAAAACTGCATGGCGCGGGCAGATCACCGGGGCAGGACTGGGACGGCGGCTGGCGAATTCGATCCGCAACGCCATCTATCCGAAGGCCGGAGAGAGCCTGAACGCGACGGCGCTGGTCTGGTCGAAGGCCCCGGTGATCATCAGCGCCCATAATGCCGGGCCGCTGATCCGCTCGCGCGATGGGTTCTGGCTGGCGATTCCGACCGAAGCCGCCGGGAAATCCCTGCGCGGCGGGCGCATCACCCCCGGCGAATGGGAGCGTCGCACCGGGTTGCCGCTGCGCTTTGTCTATCGCAGGCGCGGGCCGAGCCTGTTGGTTGCCGAGGGGCGGCTGAACACGAAAGGTCGCGCGGTGGCATCCAGATCGAAGACCGGGCGCGGACGTGCCACCGTGCCGATCTTCCTGCTGGTGCCGCAGGTCAGGCTGCCAAAGCGGATGGATCTGGCAAGGGAGGCGGAAAAGGCGGCGGATGGGGTGCCGGGGAGGATCGTCGGGAAGTGGGTGGAGGGGCGGCTTCACTAGATGCCCATCGCGCTTGTAATCGCTTTGGCCGCGACCGACGTGCCAATCTTCGTTGCAACATCAAGGGTCCATTTGCCAGCAGCCTGCAGGTGTCGCAACGCGCCAGCCCCGTCATTCTTCTGAGCGGCTTCTTCTGCTGCTGCGACCGAAGCTATTGCTTTATCGTGCTCGATTGTTGTGCCTTCCGCCTTAAGGGCCATCCTGAGCTGCCGCAATTCTTCAGCTAATTGCGGCAGGTCTACATCGGATGACCTTTGGTTCCATATTTGCTGGAAGGTGTTGTTCTCAGCGCGCGAATTCGGTCCAACAGCGCCCGCCTGGCCCGTTTGGTAATGATCGCCCATGTTCATTGACTCCATGAAGAATTGTTGGACAACGTGTTGTTGGCCGTCTCTCAGCAGGTATTCATAGGCATCAGGGTGTGCGCCGTAGCCCGTTGTACTTTCGTCCACGTATTGAGCTGCATAAAAATCTTCTGCGGATACTACAAAACGAACTTCAAGACCGAAATCGAACGATCCATGCGATGACCTGCACTCGAGGTAGAGCACAAAACGTTTCCGCTGATCATCTCTGTTCACTGATTTTTGGTATTCTCGTCCGGATCTAAGATCGAAGAAGCGGACACTTACAGGGATAGCATGCTCTGGAAGTGAAACTGCGTAATAACTTAGTCGACCTCGTTCGGTCAGAACTCCGCGCCACGAAGTATTAAACTCGTACCCTCGCTCTGTGACCCTGTAGCGGCTGGCGGTTAGTTTTCGCGCTGAGCATTCAGCGAAGCCTTCCGAAAATGCTCTTTCCTGCTTCCTATCCAAAAAATGAAATGGTCCAGATCGAGGCTCGTCATACTCATCTGCGAATGCCACGGTAACGTGGTCACCAGAGCCTGCCTTCATCTGGAAGGAACGAAGCTCGCCTCCCAAGTCGAGTTGCTCAACTATGACTACTGAAACATCCATGAATCACCTCCGCAGAATGCATGCCAAGAGATAATACATGCCCACCCCACGCGAAACCATCCTCGCCGCGCTGCACGCGCGGCTCTCGGCGCTTCCCGCCACCGCCCTGCGCGGCGATGTCCTACCCGAACGCCTCCCGGCTGATGGCCTTCTGATCCTGCGCGATGGTGATCCGGGCGAGCCCGAGGTGACACTGTCCCCTCTGAGCTATCACTATCAGCACCGCACCGAGATCGAGGCGATGGTTCAGGGCACCGGCCGTGATGCCGCTTTCGACGCCCTCTGCGCCAGCATCGGCGCGGCAATCGCCGCCGACCGGACGCTGGGCGGGCTCTGCGACTGGGTCGAGGCTGAAGCGCCCCGACCGGTCGATCTTCCTGTCGAGGGCGCGGCGAGCCTGAAGGCAGCGGTGATTCCTGTGATGCTACACTACACGACCGCAGACCCGTTGGCGTGAACGGCGCTCAGCAGGTGCCGTAATAGTTGCCCGAGAAACGGCAATATTCCCGCGCGGTGCCACTGGCGATCATCGTCGCCGCGATGTCGCGACCGTCCGGCAACCAGCATTGCCCGACGATGCGCCCGTAGCGGTCGACATCGCGCATCCGGCACTGAACAGACCGCCCGGAGACGAGGCCCGCCAGTTGCGCCGTCGCGGTCGACCCGCCCGCCCGGCCGATCTCCGGTGCGTCGAGCCCCCAGACCCGGATGCGGGTGCGTTGCCCGTTGATCCAGAAGGTGTCGCCATCGACAACCCGGGTCACCTGCCCGGCAAAATCGAACCGTGATGGCGTCGCGGGTGCCGCAACCTCGGACGGCACACATCCCGTCAGAACCATGGCCACTATGACCGCGAGGGGCGCCCGCTTTCCAAACAACCAACCTGCGCCTCGAAGCAATCCCAACACCACCATCGCACCTCTCACAAACCGTATCCCACCACCGGCCCATTCTGCGGCGCAGCGCCCGGACCCGCAACCGCGCGCCGCAAATCACCTTAACCTGACACCGACCGAAAGGACATTTCATGGCACGAGCCCAGGGGGCGCGGGCGCAGATGGCGCTTGCGTTCGAGACCGTCTATGGCACGCCGCCGATTGGCGGCTTTACCAAAATGCCGTTTGCCAGCACCACGCTCGGCGCGGAGCAACCGCTGCTGAATTCCGAACTGCTGGGCTATGACCGCGATCCGCTGCCGCCGATCAAGGATGCGGTGACGGCCGACGGCGATGTCGTCCTGCCGATCGATGCCGAAGCGTTCGGCTTCTGGCTGAAGGCGGCGTTTGGAGACCCGGTCACCACCGGCACCGGGCCCTGGACGCATGAGTTCCGCTCGGGCGCCTGGACGCTTCCCAGCCTTACCATCGAGACCGGCATGCCCGAGGTGCCGCGCTATGCGATCTATTCGGGCTGCGTGCTGGACCAGCTTAGCTGGCAGATGCAGCGCTCCGGTCTTCTGACCGCGACCACGCGCCTGGTCGCGCAGGGCGAGACGGTCGGGACCGTCAGCAATGCCGGAACCCCTACCCCCATCGACCTGAAGCGCTTCGGCCATTTCAACGGCGCGATCACCCGCAACGGCGCGGCATTGGGCAATGTTGTCTCGGCCCAGATCAGCTATGCCAACAATCTCGACCGGATCGAGACCATCCGCGCCGATGGCCGCATCGATGGTGCCGATCCGTCCATTGCGGCCCTGACCGGCTCGATTGAGGTCCGGTTCTCGGACAGCACGCTGGTGAGCCAAGCCATCAATGGCGAACCCTGCGAGTTGGATTTCTCCTATGCCCTGCCCTCGGGAGAGAGCTTCAGCTTCACCGTGCATGCTGTCTATCTGCCCCGCCCCCGGATCGAGATTTCCGGTCCGCAGGGCGTGCAGGCAACCTTCGACTGGCAGGCCGCGCGCGACAGTGCGCTGGGCCGCATGTGCACCGCCACCCTGATCAACGACCGCGAGGAATACTGATGCTGACACTCGACCTGACCAACGAACCGCGCTGGCACGCGCTGGCGCCCGGCGTCCGCGTGCAGCTGCGCCCGCTGACCACCGCGCTGATGGTCGCCACCCGTAGCGATCCGGATGTCGAAGCAGTGCCGGACGGGACCATCGACGAGACCCGCGCCCTGATCTTCGCCAAGGCGCTGGCCCGGCGCGCGGTGCTGGACTGGGAGGGTGTCGGCGACGCCGAGGGGAATGCCATTGCCCCCAGCCCGGATGCCATCGACGCGCTTCTGGATATCTGGCCGATCTTCGAGGCTTTCCAGCTGGTCTATGTCTCGAAGGGTCTGCTGCTGGAACAGGAAAAAAACGTCTCCGCGCCCTCGCCGAATGGTCTTTCGGCGGGGGCGACAGCTACTGCGCGGCCTGCACGCAAAGCTGCGAAGACTGCCCGTCGCGGCTGAACCAGCCGCTGACCTTCGAGGGCTGGCAGATCTGGGATCTGGTCGGGCGGCTTGGCGGTCAGCTGCGGGTGCTGCCGGGCGCAGTGGTCGGCTGGGATCTGAACGCGGCGCTGGGGCTGGCAGCGGCGCTGGGCATTCCAGCCCCGGCAGCCGCCGAACTGCTGCCCATCATCGAGGCGGTGATGGTGCGCAAGATGAACGAACAGATGGAACGATGAGATGGCAGAAAAACGCGTCAGCGTCCGCCTTGCGGCAGTGGGCGGACGACAGGTGCGCGCCGAGCTGGAAGGTGTCGGCGAGGCCGGATCGCGCGGCTTCGGGCGGCTCTCACGCGATATGGAGGCGGCGAATGCCCGTATGGCCGGGTTCACCCGCAAAGTCGGTGTGGCAGCAGCCGCTGCGGTCGCCGCCGCCACTGCGGCCGGGATCGCCATGGTCCGGGCCGGACTCCAGACGGTGGATGCGCAGGCCAAGCTCGCGCAATCCCTCCGCACCACAGTCGCCTCGATCCAGACGCTGGAGCGGGCAGGAGAACTGGCAGGTGTGTCGATGTCCGGGATCGAACAGGCAACCAAGGATCTGACCCGGCGGCTGAGCCAGGCGGCAGCGGGCGGAGGTCCGGCGGCGGACGCGCTGGCGCGGCTGGGTCTGACGGGCGCTGACCTGCTGGCCCTTCCGCTGGATCAGCGCGTCGGCGCGATCAATGCCGCCATTGCCGAGTTCGTGCCGGTCGCGCAACGTGCAGCCGTGGCGGGGCAGTTGTTTGGCGAAGAAGGCTCCATCGCCATGTCGCGCATTGACACCGCCAGTTTGCGGCAGGCGACTGAGGATGTCCGGGCTTTCGGGGTCGTGGTTTCCGAGCAGGATGCCGACCGGATCGAGCGCACGAATGACGCCATCTCGCGGCTGGGCCTGGTCTGGCGCGGGTTGTCGAACCAGCTGGCGGTGGCCGCCGCACCTGCGTTGGAAGCCGTCGCCGACGCAATGGCGGCGCTGGCCAGCCGCACCGGCCCGCTCGGCATGGCGATCTCCGGGATCTTCGACCAGATCGGACGTCTGTCCACCTATGCGGCCAGCTTCGCGGGTTTCATGGCCGGCCGCTGGGTCGCAGGGCTGGCGGCAGCGGCACTCTCCGTCCGGGGCCTCGCCACAGCACTGGTGGTGCTGCGCGGGGCGCTGATCCGCACCGGCATCGGCGCATTGATCGTCGGCGCCGGGGAACTGGTCTATCAGTTCACGAAGCTGGTCAACGGCGCGGGCGGCTTTGGCAATGCCATGGCGCTGATGGGCGATGTGGCCAAGGCCGTCTGGGAGGGGATCAAGGTCACGGTCATGTCCTTCGCCGATGATTTCCGGGCCATGCAATCCGAGATCGAAGCGATCTGGACCCGGCTGATGGCCTTCCTCGCCGGGAAATGGGCGGATTTTCTGGGGATGATCGCGCCCACCTTCAACAAGGTGGCCGAAGAAATCGGCTCCGATACCCGCATCGACGTGTTCGAGGCGCTAGGCCGTGCCTCGATGCTGGAACATGCGGCCAGCAATTCGGCGCATATGGCGGGGCGCTATCGCGACCGTGCCAGTTCCAGCCGAGCCTCGGCCTTCGATGGCGTCGGTCGGGCGATGGATGCGCTGCGTGCCGCGATGTCGGGCGGCGAGGATGATGCCGGTGGCGCGGCGCTGGACGTGGCGACGGAAGCCGCCGGGCATTACGAGGATGCGCTGGGCGGGGTCGAAACGGCTGCCAGCGGCGCGGGCGCAGCGGCAAAGGATGCCGGGGCCGCTGGCAAGGAAGCGGCGGAAGAGGCCAAGCCCGCGACCGAGGCCACGGCGACCGGCTGGAAGGCCGTGACAGAGGCGCTGTCGGACTACGCGAAGAAGGCAAAGGATATCGGCGCCGATATCGGACAGGCGCTGGTGGGCGCATTCCAGAGCGCCGAGAACGCCGTTGGGGAATTCGTGAAGACCGGCGAACTCGATTTCCGCGATCTGGTGACCTCGCTGCTGGCCGATCTCTCGAAGCTGGCCGCGCGGCGTTTCCTGCTCGGGCCGATTGCCAATGCGCTTTCGAGTGCGCTGGGCGGCGCGGGCGGGATTTTCGCCAGCATCATGCATACGGGCGGAATGGTCGGTGCCACAGGTGCTGGCCGCATGGTTCCGGCACTCGCCTTTGCGGGCGCGCCACGCATGCATGCTGGCGGCATGGTCGGGCTGCGCCATGACGAGGTGCCCGCGATCCTCCAGCGCGGCGAGCGTGTGCTCTCGCGCCGCGAGGCGCAGGATCACGGCAAGGGCGTCACAGTCAACATCCATGCGCGCGACGCCGAGAGCTTCCGGCAGTCCCGCACCCAGATCGCCGCCGATATCGCCCGTGCCGTCTCGCTCGGCCGGCGCGGATTGTAAGAAAGAGATCAGAACATGGCATTCCACGAAGTCCGGTTTCCGGACACGATCAGCCGCGGCGCGCGGGGCGGACCGGAACGGCGCACCCAGATCGTCGAACTGGCAAGCGGCGACGAGGAGCGCAATGCCAGCTGGGCCAATTCGCGCCGCCGCTACGATGTCAGCTACGGCATCCGCCGCGCCGACGATCTGGCGGTGGTGGTGGCCTTTTTCGAGGCGCGGAACGGCAGGCTTTACGGCTTCCGGTTCAAGGACTGGGCGGATCATCGGTCCTGCCTGCCGTCGCAGACTCCGTCGCCGATGGATCAGCAGATCGGCACCGGCGATGGCGTCGCGACCGCGTTCCAGCTGGCAAAGCGCTACGCCTCTGGCGGCCAGTCCTGGACGCGAACGATCAGCAAGCCGGTCGCGGGCACCGTCCAGATCGCCGTGAATGGCGTGCCACAAGCTGGCGGCTGGTCGGTCGATCACAAGACAGGCCTGATCAGCTTCGAGACCGCGCCCGCCACCGGCATCGCCATCACCGCCGGGTTCGAATTCGACGTGCTGGTCCGCTTCGACAGCGACGTGCTGGACGTCACGCTGGATATCGAGCGGCTGGGATCGATCACCTCCATTCCGCTGCTGGAGATCCGGCGATGAAGAACATCCTGCCCGCATTGCAGACCCATCTCGACAGCGGCACCACGACACTGGCCTGGTGCTGGCGCATCACCCGCGCCGATGGCACAGCTTTCGGCTTCACCGATCACGACCGGGTGCTGATGTTCGACGGCACGGAGTTCGAACCGGAAAGCGGGCTGACGGCCAGCGAGATCAGGTCGGGCGCGGACCTTTCGGTCGATGCGCAGGATGCGGCAGGCGCGTTGCGCTCGGACCGGATCACCGAGGCCGATATTCTGGACGGGCGCTGGGACAATGCCGAAGTGGAACTCTGGCGGGTCAACTGGCAGGCGCCATCGGAAAGGGTGCTGATGCGGCGCGGCGCCATCGGCCAGATAAGGCGCGGGCGCCATGCCTTTGTGGCCGAGGTCCGGTCGATGTCGCAACTCCTCGGCCAAACCGTCGGGCGGACCTTTCAGGCCAGCTGCGACGCCGCGCTGGGCGATGCGCGCTGCTGTCACGATCTGGAGGATCCGGCTTTTCGCGGCGCGGGGACCGTCATCGACAGCCTGCGCGACCGGGCGTTCACCGCCTCCGGACTCGGTGGGTTCGCACCCGGCTGGTTCCGCTTCGGCACGCTCACATGGACATCCGGGCCCAATGCCGGTCGCCGCGCGGAGGTGCTGGCCCATGACCGCAGCGATGGGATTGCGGTGCTAACATTGCTGGAAGCGCCGATCCGCCCCATCGGCGCGGGGGACGGCTTCACGATCCGGGCGGGCTGCGACAAGCGCATCGCCACTTGCGGCCAGAAGTTCGGGAATGTGGCGAACTTCCGGGGCTTCCCGCATATTCCCGGTCAGGACACCATTCTGCGCTATGCCTCATCGGACGGTCGCCACGATGGCGGTGTGCTGTGACCCGGTCGCAAACCGATGGGGCTCCGGACCGCATCATCGCCACCGCGCGCGGCTGGCTTGGAACGCCCTATCACGATCAGGCGAGCCTCCGGGGCGTCGGATGCGATTGCCTCGGGCTGGCGCGCGGCGTCTGGCGCGAGGTCGTGGGCGACGAGCCTTTTCCGATCCCGCCCTATAGCCGCGATTGGGGCGAGACGGGCACCCGCGAAGTCTTGGCCGAGGGCGCGCGGCGGATGATGATCGAGTTATCCGTCGCGGATGCCGGGCAGGGTGCACTGGTCCTCTTCCGCATGAGAACGGATGCCATCGCCAAGCACGTCGGAATTCTCACCGCGCCCGACCGTTTCATCCACGCCTATGAGCGGCTTGGTGTGATCGAAGAACCTCTGACGCCTTCTTGGCGCCGCCGCATCGCTTTTGCCTTCCTCTTCCCCAGCATTTGAGACTTTTTCATGGCAACATTGGTATTGGCCTCGGTCGGCGCTACGATTGGCGGCGGCTTCGGCGGCGCGATCCTCGGATTTTCCGGTGCTGCCATCGGCGGCATGATCGGCTCCACCATAGGCGCGGCCGTGGACAGCTGGATCGTCTCCTCGCTGGCCCCGGCCCAACGAATCGAAGGCGCGCGGCTCGACAATCTGCGCATCACCGCCTCGACCGAGGGCGCAGTGATCCCGCGCATCTTCGGCCGCATGCGCATGGGCGGGAATATCGTCTGGGCCACGGATTTCCGCGAGGAGACCCGCACCAGCCGTCAGGGCGGCGGCAAGGGTGGCGGACCGAAGGTCGAGACCACGGAATATCTCTATTATGCATCCTTCGCGGTCGCCTTATGTGAAGGCGAGATTACCGGCATCGGGCGGATCTGGGCCGATGGCAAGCCGCTCGACACCTCGGGACTTACCTGGCGCTGGTACCCAGGCAGCGAGACGCAACAGCCCGATCCATTCATCGCCGCCACGATGGGCCCAGAGGCCACGCCCGCATATCGCGGCACCGCCTATGTCGTCTTCGAAGATCTGCCGCTGAACGATTACGGCAACCGCCTGCCGCAGCTGAGCTTCGAGGTCTTCCGGCCGCTGGCCGATCCGGATACCGCCGAGGGGCTGACCCGTGCCGTGACGCTGATCCCGGCCTCGGGCGAGTTCACCTATGCCACCGAGCCGGTGCGCAAGACCACGGGCGCCAAAACCAATGTCTTCGGCCACAGTACCGGCGGCACGACCTCTACCGAGAACCTGAACGCCATGCCCGGCAGCCCGGACATGATCGTGGCGCTGGACCGGCTGCAGGCCATGGCGCCGAAGGTCGAAAGCGTCAGTCTGGTCGTGGCCTGGTTCGGCGATGATCTGCGCTGCAGCCATTGCGCCATCCGGCCCGGCGTCGAGGTCGCCGAGAAGTTGAGCAGCCCCTGGACATGGTCCGTGAATGGCGTCAGCCGGGCCGATGCCCATCTCGTCAGCCGCGATGGTCAGGATCGTCCCGTCTATGGCGGCACGCCGGCGGATTTCGCGGTGGTGCAGGCAATTCGGGAGATGAAGGCGCGCGGGCTGCGGGTGACCTTCTATCCCTTCATCCTGATGGATATCCCGCCGGGCAACACTCTGCCGGACCCCTATTCGGACAACGCCGCCGGGACGGGTCAGCCCGCATTCCCCTGGCGTGGACGGATCACCTGTTCGCCCGCCGCCGGTCAGGCAGGCAGCGCCGACAAGACGGCGACGGCCGGAGATCAGGTTGATGCCTTCTTCGGCAGTGCCAGCGCGGGCGACTTTACCATTACCGGTGATGATGTCCGATGGACAGGCGACCCGAGCGACCATGGTCTGCGGCGCATGGTGCTGCATTACGCCCATCTCTGCGCGGTGGCGGGCGGGGTCGATGCCTTCCTGATCGGTTCAGAGATGCGTGGACTGACCACGATCCGTTCGGAATTGAACAGCTATCCGGCCGTCGCTGCCTTCCAGGCGCTGGCCGCTGATGTCTGCGCCATCCTCGGGCCGGGCCCGAAGATCAGCTACGCCGCCGACTGGTCGGAATATTTCGGGCATCAGCCGGGCGACGGCAGCGGGGATGTCCATTTCCATCTGGACCCGCTCTGGGCCGACCAGAACGTCGATTTCATCGGCATCGACAATTACCTGCCGCTCTCCGACTGGCGCGACGGCTTCGATCATCTGGACGCCCAAGCTGGCTGGCCTGCCATTCATGACCGGACCTATCTGCAGTCCAATATCGCGGGCGGCGAAGGGTTCGATTGGTTCTATGCCTCCGAGGCCGACCGCGCGGCGCAGGTCCGCACCCCGATCACCGATGGTGCCCACGGAAAGCCATGGGTCTTCCGGCCCAAAGATCTGCGCTCATGGTGGTCGAACCGGCATTTCGACCGGCCGGGCGGCGTCGAGGCCGCGACACCGACGCCGTGGGTGCCGCAGTCAAAGCCGATCCGCTTCACCGAACTCGGCTGCCCGGCCATCGACCGCGGCACCAACCAGCCGAATGTCTTCTACGATCCGAAGTCGTCGGAGAGCTTCGCGCCCTATTTCTCGCGCGGCTGGCGCGACGATGCCATCCAGCGCGCCTATCTGGAGGCGTCCTATCTCCATTGGGGCAAACCAGCGAACAACCCGGTCTCCGCGATCACCGGCCAGCGCATGGTCGAGGTCTCGGAATGCGCGGCATGGACCTGGGATGCCCGCCCCTATCCCTTCTTTCCGGCCCTCAGCGACGTCTGGACCGATGGCGCCAATTGGCGGCTAGGGCACTGGCTGACCGGGCGGCTGGGCGCGGTCTCGCTCGCGGCCCTCGTCCGCCATCTCTGCGGGCGCGCCGGACTGCCGGAAAGCCGCATCGATGTCTCCGGCCTCTGGGGCGCGGCCGAGGGCTACGCCATCACAGCCCTCGAAAGCCCCCGCGCCTCTATCACCACGCTGGCGCGGCACTTCGGGTTTGACGCGGTCGAGAGCGAGGGCGTCATCCGATTTGTGATGCGCGGCCGGGCACCGGTTGCCACCATCGCCCATGACGATCTGGTCGCGGGTAATTCGGACGGCGAACCCATCGAGCTAACTCGCGCCCAAGAGACGGAGCTGCCACAGGCGCTGAAGTGGCAGGTGGCCCGGGCCGACGAGGATTACGATGCCGCTCTGGTCGAGGCCGCGCGCATTACCGTGGATACCAGCCGCATCGCCTCGGAAAGTTTTCCGATGGCGGTGCCGCCGGAAGAGGCCGAACGCCGCTGCCGTCGCGCCCTGCAGGAGGCCTGGGCGGGCCGCGAAAGCGCCGTGTTTCGCCTTCCGCCCTCACGGCTGGCGCTGGACCCGGCGGATGTGATTGCGCTGACCCACCATGGCCGGGTGCAGCAGTTCCGCCTGACGGCCGTGGCCGATGCCGAAGCACGCGGCATCGAGGCTGTGCGGCAGGACCGCGAGGCCTATGACCTGCCGCCCGGCGCCGAACGCCCGGCAAAACTGCCCCGCGCCGTGACCTTCGGGCCGCCGGAGGTCATCCTGCTCGATCTGCCGCAGCTGCACGACGACATCCCCGCGCATCAGCCGCTGATCGCCGCCACCGCAAAACCATGGCCCGGCGCGCTGGCAGTGTATCGCAGCGCGGGCAATGACGGGTTCGAACTAGTCGCCACCGTGCGCCGCCGTGCGAATCTCGGCCGTCTCGCCACCGACCTCTGGCCCGGTCCAACATCGCGTTTCGATTTCGGCAATGTCCTGATCCTCGATCTGGCGAGCGGCCAGCTGGAAAGTGTTAGCGATCTGGCGCTGTTTGGCGGTGCCAACGCGCTGGTCGTGGAATCCGCCCCGGGGCGCTGGGAGATTGTCCAGGCTGGAAGTGCCGAGCTGATCGCGCCGGGCCGATATCGTCTGAAACGACTCCTGCGCGGACAACGTGGCACCGAACAGGCCATGGGCAATCCCACCCCGGCCGGGGCGCGGGTGGTGATGCTGAACGAGGCCCTGACGCCGCTGCCGATCCCGAAAGCCCATCTCGACATACCCTTCAACTGGCGCATCGGTCCCGCCCGCCATCCGGTCAGCAGCGACACCTTCACCGCCATCAGCTTCGCACCCGAGGGCGAAGGACTGCGGCCGTTCTCGCCGGTCCATGTCACCCAGCCCTGGCGCCAGCCGCATAGCCCTGGCGATCTGACGATCCGCTGGACACGGCGCTCCCGTGCCCTCGCCGCCGATAGCTGGCAGGGCATGGAGGTGCCCATGGCGGAAGAACAGGAAAGCTACGAGGTCCGGATCATGGACGGTGCGGCCGTCAAACGCACGCTGACGAGCAATGCGTCCTCGGCCCTCTACACCAGTGCCCAGCAGATCGCCGATTGGGGCGCGTTGCTGGCGCCGGCCGACAGCCTGACCATCCGCATCTGTCAGTTCTCTGCCCGTATCGGGCGCGGCACGGCACGAACGACAACCCTCCACCTCTGATCCTGAAGAGAGACATACGCATGTCCGACAGCACGACGAACCTGCTGCTGCCCTATCTGATGGCGGCGCAGGCGCAGAAACATATCACCCATAACGAGGCCCTGCGTCTGCTGGACGGGCTGGTCCAGCTTTCGGTCAAAAGCCGGGGCCTGACCGCGCCACCCGCCACGCCTTCAGATGGCGATCGCTATATCGTCGCCTCGGGCGCGACCGGCGGCTGGGCGGGCTGGGATCTGAACGTGGCCCTCTGGACCGAGGGTGCCTGGCTGCGCCTGCCGCCGCGCGCGGGCTGGCGGGCATGGGTCGAGGGTGAGGCGGTCCTGCTGGTCCGGCATGGCGCGGGCTGGCAGCCGATGGTCCCGACCGCCTTCGACGATCTGACACGGCTTGGTATTGGCATGGAAGCCAGCGCGGGTTCCCCCTTTTCGGCCAAGCTGAACAGCGCCCTCTGGACAGCCCTCTATGCGGCCGATGGCGGCAGCGGCGATCTGACCCAGACCCTGAACCGGGAAACGGGTACGGACGATGCCGGGCTGATCCTGCAGACCGGGTTTTCCACCCGGGCGCTGATCGGGATGTTCGGATCGGACAAGCTGCGCATCGCGGTTTCGCCCGACGGGTCCAGTTTCCGCGATGCGCTGGGCGTCGATCCGGCGACGGGCATTGCCGACCAGCCGAACCTGCCGCGCTTCAAGGCTTATACGAATTACGACAATTACGTCGGCACCGATACCTGGACCACCCTCGGCATCAATGTCGCCGAATACAATGATCAGGGCTGCTTTGACGCGGGCACCAACCGCTTCGTGGCGCCGGTCGCGGGAACCTATCTCCTCGGCGCCTCGCTGTTCTTCAAGATCAATGCCAGCGGCAACGCCCGGATGCGCGGGCGGCTGGTCCTGAACGGATCCACGGAAATCCGGGGCTCGTTCGGCGAGGTTTCCGGTGCGCATGTATCCGAGGCGACCGCCCTCTGGCTGCAGACCATGGTCGCGCTGGACGCGGGCGATACCGTGACGCTGCAGGGCAGCTTTCGCGCGGCGGATGGGTATTTCGCCGCCAATCACACCACTTTCTGGGGAGCGAAGATCGGATGACACCCAAACGTCTCGATGACATGCTGCAGATGAGCGAGAGCGAATTCGAGGAGCTGCTGGCCCGGGCGGCGCAGGAAGGCGCAAGACGCGCCCTTGTCGATGTCGGGCTCGATGGCAGGGAAGCCGCCCTCGATATCCGCGACCTGCGCGCACTGCTGGAGGGCATCCGCCTGATGCGCCGCACCGCTGCCCAGACCGTCATTCGCATACTGACGGCAGGGCTGATCCTGACACTGCTGGCCGGACTCGCCCTGAAGCTCAAGCTCTTCGGCGAGGGCGGCTGAGCCGCTGGACGGTAATCGCCGCCGCACCCCCCACAACCCCATTCACCCCATGGCCCGCCATCCCGGCGGGCCCTTTTCATATCCGGAGGATCCTCATGACCACCCGCTTCTATCGCCATTGGCGCGACGTGCCGAAAGACAGCTGGCGCTGGCCGAACTTCTCGCCCGCCGAGATTGCCTGTCGCGGCACCGGAGCGATCCTGATCCATGAGGCGGCCCTCGACCGGCTGCAGGCGCTGCGCAGCCGTCTCGGCAAGCCGCTGATCGTGAACTCGGCCTATCGCAGCCCCGAGCACAATGCCCGGGTGCGAGGCGCCAAACGCTCCAAGCACCTTGAGGGCACGGCCTTCGACATCTCCATGGCCAATCACGATCCGGCGGTCTTCGAGAAGGCCGCGCGAACCGAGAACTTTCTCGGCTTTGGCACCTATCCCCGATCCGGCTTCATGCATATCGATCTCGGCCCGGCCCGGCGCTGGGGCGAGCCGTTTCCCACCCGCGTCATCCCCTTTGCAGAGGACCAGCCACCCGCGCGGGAACATCTGGCGGACAGCCGCACGATGAAGGGCAGCGGGGCGGCAGGACTGGCAACCGTCGGCGCAGCGGGCATCGAACTCGCGCAGGACACGCTCAGCGATGCGCAATCGGCGATACAGCCGCTGATCCCCTATCTCGACACCCTGCGCTGGGCCTTCATCGCCCTGGCACTGGCCGGGATCGGCCTGACCGTCTGGGCCCGGCTCGACGACTGGAACCGAGGGCGGCGGTGATGTGCGCCCTTGCCGCGCTGATGGCGTCGCGCTGGGCGCGGCGGCTGGCCATCGGGATTACGCTGATCGGCGCGGTCCTTCTTTTCGCCCTCAACCTTCGGCGGGCCGGTGAAACCGCCGGTCGTCATGCCGAACGCCTGAACCAGATGGAGCGCCAGAATGACATCCAACGCCGCATGCTGGAGGCAGCCAGCAACCGCTCTCGCCATCGCGACGAGCTTGCTGAGCGCCTGCGCGACGGGCGGTTCTGATCCGGGCGGCGCGGCCTGCCCGCCGGTCGTGGGTTACGATCAGGCCACGCGCGACAAGGCGGCGGCGGAGCTGGAGGCGCTGCCCGAGGATGCCGCGCTGGTCGGGATGATGGCGGATTATGCCGTCATGCGGGCGCAGGCTCAGGCGTGCGCTGGCTGATCGCCGGTGTCACGACGCCTCGGCCGGGGCATCCACCAGCGCCAATGTGCCATCCGGCATCGGGCGTTGCAGCTTGCCGGCGATTTCGATTGGTGCCGAAAGCCACGTCTCCCAATCCCGGGGATCGGTCAGGAGGACCGGCATGGCGTTCGGATGCACCGTTTTGACCTCGGCATTGGGCGCGCAGGTCAGAAAGGCATAGAGATCGTCGGTGGTCTCGCCATCCTTCACCTTCCGGACCGACTTCCAGCCCCTGACCTCGATGCCGGCGAAGAACATCGGCGTTTCTGCTTCCGACGGCGCGAACCACTGATTGCCGCCCTTGATCGGTTCGGCAAAGGCTGTGACCGGCACCAGGCAGCGATGCGCCGGGCCCAGCCAGCGCCGCCAATGCGGTGAGGTCAGGTTGCGGACATTGGTAACGCCCGGATCCCGCTGGGTCTTCAAAACCGAGGGCGGCGATGGCATCCCCCACCGCGCCTTCACCAATTCCAGCGAAGCACCATCATGGCGGATGATCGGTGCCAACTGATCGGGATAGACCTTGCCCGGTGCGACATTGCCCGCGCGGTCGGTCATGGTCAGACCCTTGAAAAGCTGGCGCATCGCCTCCTGCGTGGTGGTCTGATTGTAAAGGTTGCACACGGTATCGTCGTCCTCGGAACGGCCAAAGGGCAGATAGGGTGAACTGTAGCTCGGCAGGCATGTTCTGTCAGCCAGTTCCAGATCCGGAAAGGCGGTCAGGCAGGCGCTGGCCGCATCCGGCTCACGGAAGTAAAGCGCGATCCGGTCCCGCGTGCCGCCGCGCCCACCGCCATGCCAGGCATAGTTGCCTCGGCCGATCCGCGTCGCCAGCCACTCATGCAGCGCGTCGGACCGTCGGCCAAAGCCCATCTCCGGCACGCAAATCAGCACCCGGACCGGGAAGGCCGAATCATCGATTTTGGCTTGAGGTGTGCTGCGGCGCGTCATGATCGAAACAAAGCAAGAACATGGACTATGTTTCAAGGGCCACGACAACCTGCATGAACATATAAGGTCGCTTCGATGATACGGCGTACGCTCAGGGGGTAGTACAGCACGCTATACAACACCAAGAAAACTGAGCGCTTCGCGCAGTACAGGCTCAAAGTTAGCCAGTGTCTCCCGACATATCTCGTCGTTTTGCTGACAAAGGCGCCTAGCGGTCGAAATCTTATATTCCGACGCGAAGTCTTCTTTTACCAGATAAGCCCAATCTGCGGCAAGTTCGGCTTCAAGGGTTGTCTCGCCACGCAGAATCCTGCTTACCAGTTGCGGGTGACACACCTTAGCGGGATCGCGACTGGTCAGACAGTTCCGATCGCGTGCTTCAGTCCAGATATCTGCCGGATATAGCGTCTCCAAGGACGCATAGATGTCAAAATGAGCAGCCCGAGCCGCAGTAAGGTTGGCTGGTGCAGGGTAAACTAGACACTTTGCTGATTTCGTATTTTCAGGCTGCTTGTTGAACTCTTTCTTTGCGTGCATAGCGTCACCATCAACAATGCCTATTGCCTTGGGTCTATCAGGATGATGTTTATGTTGCGAACGCCAACCAACCAACATGTCGATCACATAGGTGTGCCCGGCACCGTCTCGCTTTGTCTCGAAACGCACTTTGTCTACTGCGTTCGGAAAAAACACCTCGAGCGCTCTTTGAAGAATTAGCTTATCGCTTTCGCCTTCGACAAAAATCCTTGAGCAGTTCTCCTGAGCCAGCCGGGCAGCTGTGGCCTTCGCTTCCTCTTGCTGTCGAACTTGCGCAACCAACTCAGTGATTCGTGGCCCCAGCATCGCCAGAGTGCCCAAGCTTTCATCGATGCCTTTCGCGTCGGTCTTAGTGACGGTGCCATCAACATCTCTCGTGCGCGTCACGAAGTGCAAAGCGATCTTCTTATCTTGCTGACCAAGATCGTAAAATGCCGGCGAATGAGTTGTAAGTAAAATCTGTGCTGTCCCAGATTTCGCCAGGGCATTTAATTCATCTGCGAGCTGGACAGCACTGCCGATTTCAAGATTGTTTTCGGGCTCTTCGTACGCCCAAACGCTGCTGATTGGCTGCCCACCACGCCTCAACAGCGCGGCCTTCTTCTCTGCCATAAAACGAAGGATCAACGGGATGTGACGAGCCTTGATGCCGTCACCACGATTGTTCAGGGACACGGCCTTTTCACCGCTCAGAAAATCGAGCCGCTCGAATATATGATAGAGGTCTCTCGGCAATGCCAAGCGGGTGTCGATACCCAGTGAAGCCGAGATGCTGGCGGTCAGCTCATTGAGGTGTTCACCGATCGACTGCTCGAAAGCTGTGCTGGATTCGTGGAAAGAGCGAGCAGCGACCTCCGATATGATTCCGTAAATTCTGCCGCGAAGGTCATCGAAGTATTCGGAATCCTTGATGGCGGGAACATACTCAAATTCTATCTTGCGAAGGAGCGCATGTACGTTCGATTTTTCTGAGATTTTGACATCCTCACGGACCTCTTGGCCACGCTTACCTTTCTTGATGCGTTGGCCATAATAATCATACTCTTCGCTCCACAGACCATCCTCACGCCAGCGTTTTGTCCAAATAATTACATGGCCATTTGTTGCGTGGTAGGTAGCCGGCAACGCAATCTCCAACCGGACTACAATTTCTTTCGCCTTCCGCACCCGCACTGGCGCAAAGAAATTGTAGTCCTCACTGAAGGAAAACTCGACACCCGGATTCGTCTCGTCGTTGAAGAAGAGATTGAGTGCTCTCAGGATATTGGATTTTCCACAATCGTTCTTGCCGACAAAGATCGCCAGTTGCGCGAGATCCGCGTCGATTGATTTAATTGATCGAAAGTTCTCGATATGAATTGACTTGATTGTCGCCGCCACCGCATCCCCCAAGCCTGTCGCTCCGGACGAGGCAGTTCAAAAGTTGGGCATCTCACTCCGCCCTTGTCGCTATGCTTAGAACAGCTAACCGACCACGCCAAGCTAGGATTATTGGCCGCTTCGGCAGCTCCGCAAGAGCGCACCCGATGCTAGATCTCCACTTGATAACGCAAAATAAATGGTGCAATATCCCGAAAACAACAAACAGGGCGCCGCCTTGACTGATGATCCCATTGCACGCCTTGTTCAGGCTTGGCCCGAGACATTCTTCCGTTCCCTGGCGGAAGAGATTGATGCCGCATTCGCTAAGGCCCACAGTCTGACGGCAGAGAAGATAGCGCCCCCCGAGCGCCGTGGCGCCTTGGGGCAGTTGCGGCATTTCCTGTCCGAGGATGGCTTTCGTAGCGCTGGCAGAGCCGCCGGCCTCATTGTTCATGTGCCCGACACCTCACCAAAGGGCGGCTGTTACTCTGTGGTTGAGCGCGACGGAAACTTCATGATCCGTTCCAATGTGCTTTCTCATTGCGGCCAGCCGCGACCGACAAAATTCCGGCGGCGCTGGAGCACGTTGAACGAGTGGCTTAGCCCTTGGCAGATTGATCTTTTCGACACGGATCGGCCGCAACCGGCCCAAGATAACATGTGCGCGATGCTGGTGGTCACGGCATCTAAGAACGGCAATCCGATGCTCCCGGCCTTCGTGGGCATCGGAATTCCCTCTCACGATCTGTCAACTTGGATCAGGCTGGCTTCGATCGAGGACATCATCGCGCTCTATAACGCCCCTGCGGAACAAAAGGACGCTCCGGTCGATATCGCGGATCGGGCGGTTCCCAAGCTCAAGCGCAGGAGGCCTTCGGAGCTGGGCTGAGCCCTGCTTCGAACACTGGAGGACAAGATATGAAGACTGGAACGCCGGGCTTCCAAGCGAAGCGATTGGTGGACGCAAGGGATTCGAGGGGACTGACCCAGATCGCCCTTGCCGAAATGATAGGCCGGAAGAGCTCCGCGATCTCGAGATGGGAATCCGGCGATCATTCGCCGGAGCCAGATGCGTTGGATGCTCTTGCCACAGCGCTGCGGCTGCCGGTGTCATATTTCCTGCGCTCGGAGTTGGAACATGGCGCGCGGCCGATGTTCTTCCGGTCCCTTTTGTCGAGTACGACCCAAGGGGAACGGAAGCGCGCAAGGGTCCGACTGCGCTGGGCGCAAGACATTTCGGCCGAACTTCAGGAATGGGTGGATCTGCCGGGTGTAGATATTCCGTCGATCGCGGCAAAAGATCATCGGGATATTCGCGATGAGGACATCGAGGCGGCCGCGCTTGAGTGTCGGGCCCGCTGGGGTTTGGGCCTCGGGCCGATCAACGACCTGCTGCTCGCGATTGAAAATGCCGGAATCGTGGTCGTCCGCGAGGAAGTTGGTACATCGAAGATGGATGGCGTGTCGAACTGGTCTGATCTCGACAATCGTCCATACATGCTGATCGCGAGCGACAAGGCGACTGCGGTTCGATCCCGCATGGACGCGGCGCACGAACTTGCACACCTTGTGCTTCATCGTTTCATTCCCTCGAAGAGCCTGAATGGATCTGCTGATTTCAAGGAAATCGAGCGGCAAGCCTTCCACTTTGCGGGTGCGTTCCTGATGCCTGCGGAAACCTTCTCGGCCGAGTTATGGACGCCTTCGCTGAACACGTTGCTTGCCCTCAAGGAGAGGTGGAGGACTTCGGTCGGAGCGATGATCAAACGGTGCGTGAGCCTCGAGATTGTTGAAGGCGAATACGAGCGTCGACTTTGGAAACATTATAGCGCGCGGGGCTGGCGGAAGAGCGAGCCCCTTGACGATACGCTGATCGCTGAGGAGCCACGCCTGCTCTCGCGCTCCATCAGGCTCCTGTTGGATGAAGGGGTCAGGACGAGAGCGGACCTGATCGCCGATTTCCGACTCGCAGAAGCCGACGTTGAGTCTCTCTGCGGTCTACCAGTCGGATTTCTATCCGATGCGAAGGCTGAGATTGTCCCATTTCCCGCCTTGAAGACGAAGACGCCCTCGGCAGCCACCCGGGACAATGTTGTGCCATTGAAACCCAGCTAGGAGTGTCCATCATGGACACCCTTAGCCCTTTACAGCGCAGCGAGCGCATGGACCGGATTCGGGGCCGTGATTCCAAGCCTGAGATGATTGTCCGTCGGCTGACCCACGCGCTGGGCTTTCGATACAGGCTTCATCGACGAAACCTGCCCGGCAAGCCAGACTTGGTGTTTGCGTCACGTCGCAAGGTCATCTTCGTTCACGGATGCTTCTGGCACCGTCATCCCGATCCCGCTTGCAAACTGGCGCGCATGCCGAAGACCAAACTGGACTTTTGGGCGCCGAAATTGGAAAACAATCGCAAACGGGACGAGGCCAACCTCGCTCGGCTTCGGGATCTCGGCTGGCAAACCCTCGTCATATGGGAATGCGAGACCGGGGATCGCGGGGCACTAGAGGCAAGGATCGAGGAGTTCCTGAGATGATGAAATCGGTTGAACTCTTTGTCGGCGCGGGAGGCCTGGGAATCGGCGTCAGTCAAGCCGGGTTCACGCCCGCCGCGGTCATGGATTGGGATCGCTGGGCATGTGACACGCTTCGCGAGAACAAGGAGCGCGGCCTGGACCTTGTCCGGGACTGGCCTCTCCATGAATGTGATGTCCGCGAATTCGACTTCGGAGTGGTGGAAGGCGAAATTGACTTGGTGACCGGCGGACCTCCCTGTCAGCCTTTCTCGATGGGCGGTCGGCATCGCGCGTTTCTGGACAGCAGGGATATGTTCCCGCAGGCGGTGCGGGCCGTGCGTGAGCTTCGGCCACGAGCCTTCATCTTCGAGAACGTCAAAGGCCTGACCCGCTCGAGTTTCGCGAACTACCTCGAGTATATCCGGCTGCAATTGACCTATCCCGAGGTGACGGCGAAGAAGGACGAGGAATGGCTGGTCCACCTTGCCCGCCTTGAGGACTATCACACGCGCGGCCGCTACAAGGGCCTGCGCTACAAAGTAATGCTGCGCGTCCTGAATGCGGCGAACTTCGGCGTCCCACAGCGCAGGGAGCGCGTCTTCCTCGTCGGTTTCCGTTCCGACACGAGTGTGGAATGGCATTTTCCCGCCCCAACTCACTCCAAGGAAGCGTTGCTCTGGGAGCAATGGCGCGAAGAGACCTATTGGGATCTGCATCGCGTGGCGAAGAAGGACCGACCGGATGGTGGCGCGGCCAAGGCACGCGCGATGAAGTTGGAGCGAAAGCCGAATGGTCTTCGCTGGCGAACCGTCCGGGACGCGATCTCTGATCTCCCCGATCCGGAGTTGGCGCCCGGTTCGGCCCGGAAATTCCACGATCACAGGTTCCAGCCAGGCGCCCGTTCCTATCCCGGCCACACGGGCAGCCCTCTGGACGAACCGGCAAAAACGCTGAAGGCGGGCGTGCACGGCGTTCCCGGTGGCGAAAACATGCTCCGTCGACCGGATGGATCGATCCGCTATTTCACCGTCCGTGAGAGCGCCCGTCTGCAGACCTTCCCCGACGACATGACGTTTCATGGGTCATGGACGGAAACGATGCGCCAGCTCGGTAACGCCGTGCCCTGCCAACTCGGCCGCATAGTCGCCGAGGAAGTGAAGGAAAAGCTGCTTCGGGCTTAAATTGGCATGCCGTGCGTATAGGCGCGGTTTTCCTTGTAGAGGATCAAGTGGCTGGCGAAATAGGTCGCCTGCCAGCCATGCGGTAGCGCGCCCAGGACCAATTGCATTGCCTGACGCGCGGTGATCGGGCCGACAGGAACCGTCAGCGGAACGCCCGGCATGTCGGGGTGAGGACGGCTGCGGAACGAATGGCTGCCCTTCGCACCGGGCTCCAGCTCATAGCGCAGCGTATAGGGCAGGCCCAGCTTCAGCTGCATCAGCAGATCGTGCACCGTCGTCGGACCCGCGACCAGAAAATCGAGCGGCAGATCAATATTGATCGGAAACCGCGCATCGAACCCTTGAGGCGGTTTCGCCGTCGTTTCGCGTTGTCGGCCCGGATCGTTTGACCCGAAGCCGGAGCCATTCCAATCGGTGCGATAGTGATTGATCAGTTTGGACTCGATGTCCATCGCGGTCAGAACAAGGATTTGCGCTGCCTTGAACTGGACGTCGGCCGGAACGATGTTGTCGCGCTGTTCGAACTTGGCGACGTGACGGGTAAGCCGTGTTCGCAGGCCAGCTTCTGCATCGGTCTTGCCGACGTAATGAACCTGTCCCTGGTGAATCAGAAGATATACGCCTTGCGCGTCGGGAAGAAGCTGGGCAGCCGCGCGCGTCAGTGGCTCTCCCTCCATCTTGTCGAGAATGGGAATCAGCTGGTCAAGGACGGCACCCATCAGGTCCAGTTCGAATGCAATAAATCCGTCTGCCAAGCTCAACCCCGATTCCCCGTTTGCCATCAAACGAGTATCACGCTGGCCGACATTGCACACCCTTCTCTTCAAACGTTGATGTGGCGTTGATGTAAAGTCGCGCTTGTGATGCCCGACTGTTTCAGTCGGCATGTAAGCGTTTGATTTGTGGTAATTTTTTGGTTGCGGGGATAGGATTTGAACCTATGACCTTCAGGTTATGAGCCTGACGAGCTACCGGGCTGCTCTACCCCGCGACAGGTGCGTTATGGCGCACGGTTGCACCGATCTTTGTTTGATGGTGCGGATTTGTTCATCGTTTAGAGAGA